ATATTTCATAATAATAGGATTTACACGGGGACGACGTTGCCCACGCAGAATTTAGGAAGGGTCGATGATCTTGGTACTCTCAGCGTGTGTATTCTCTTTATAAAAAAAAGAGGGGGGTATATTTTTCTTATAAATAATAAAGGGGGTATATTTGTAGAAAGCCATACTATGGAATTTATAGCACCTTTCTATTATCATAAAATAAAAAAACAGATCGCAGTAGCTTTTCATGATGAAGAGAATGAAGAAGTAATAATTATTGCGTATGACACAGAAGGCACTCCTACAAATATAGAACATGTTATAATAGATAATGATTATATGGAGGAAACCTTATAGGTTTACTATATATAAGTTTTTCATGGCAAATTATCACTTAAGTTACTGACGCACAGGACATTAAACGAAATTAAGGTATCATAAACGGTTGAGCACTAGTATCATGTTTATGATAGTCCAGGGATTATGTTTAGTATGGTTACTAGTATCACAAACGTAATACCTCATCCTCATATGGAATTTATTTAACATATGCAAGTATTACTTTATCTTTATATGTTAGTATCTAATTTGTATATTATTAGTATAAAATTTGTATAGTATAATAGTTTTTTTAATATTTGTACTATAATAATTGTATATTTGCAATGTACTGGAATACAAAAAGAAGAAAAAGAAAGATGATCACAGTTTATCTAGATACAAAGGAAAGCGTCCTCCTTAAGTCAAAGGACAAAACGTTTCACGTCTTATACTATATCTTGAATCAAACAGATATGGAGAGAAATACATGGTATGCAGACAAAGAAAACAAAGAGAGAATTATGAATAAGCTAGGGATAGCACCTCCTACTTTAGCTAAGCACATTCAATCTCTAAAAGAAAGACGGTTAATATTGACAACCGAAACAAGAGGGAAGTATATGTTAAACATGAATATATTTAGCACATGATAGAAATAATTTTAACGATATCATTATTTTGTGTAGGACTAAGGGCTATAACAGATCCTGGAAAGGTTCTAGATTCTATAAGATATTATGTAAAAGAGAAATTACCCATATATATAGGAAAGCCAATATGCTTATGTGCTCCGTGCATGTCGAGTGTTTGGGGGACAACAATATACTGGGTATTCTACGGAACGAGTTTACAAGATATTCCAGAATGGATATTAGTAACAATCGCAGCTTCATACGTAAATTGGTTTTTATGGGAGCTATTAATTAAAATAAGTAAATAACAAAAAACAAGTAAAATGGCAAAAGTTAAAGAAATGACAACGGCTACTGAGGTTAAAGAAAAGTCAGCAGATGCTCTTATGAAAGAGGCAGCTGAAAAGAGAGAAGCAATTAGAAAACAATGCGGAGAAGAAGTGAATGCTATTCTCGAAAAGTACGATTGTGCTCTAACTGCTCAAATGCTCATCGGGGAGCGAGGAGCAATACCACAAGTGTTTATTATTGATGGAGGTAAACCATAGTTATATAAGTATAGACTTCGCAGAACTAATGAAGAAGGAACTAGATGTTAGGGAGACATTTAGGGACTATCCACAAGAAGTAGAAGTGGAGTACGCAATACAAAGAAGTACTCCACTAATATTTAAATTAACTATTACTATAAAAGACAAAGATGGGAACTAAAGAAAAATTAACAGTAGCAAAAGAAATACTAGCTACTATATTTGTATCAGCTACTGAAAGAGCTACGACATCTGGAATGAAATTTAAATATTCTAGCTATCCGGTAGACGTGGACGGCAAAAAGGGTTGGAAATTTGAAGTAATTGTGGCCCAAGCAGGATATCAACCGAGAACTGTACAAGAGTTCAGTTTTCAAAGACCAGAGAACATTGACGCCAAAAACATGGAGTATAATGTAATACTACATGTTCTTACAGAAGTAACTCAAACTGCTCTTCTTAGCTGGTACCAACTAGGAATAATGTTAAATGTAGATGAGGAGCTTCGAACAGAAGCAAAGAACTTATGATAAAAAAGATTATCACATTACCAACGAATGACAGCAAGATCTATAAGCAAATACTGGCCTTCTTAAACTTCATGTTAGAAATAACGCCACAAGAGAGAGAGGTACTTTCCGAACTTATTAGATTGAACCACGAGTATGAGGCTTTGCCTGTAGAGAAGCGGGCAAAGTTCATACTATCTACTGACATGCGTAAAGAAACCAGGGAGCTACTGCAACTAGAAGAAAAACATTTTAACGGGGTAATCTCTAGGTTAAAAAAGAAAAAGTTTTTAGGAAAACCTATTTTAAATGAAAAAAATATAATACATTCAGAGTTGTTGTTTAAACCAGATTCTGAAGGATTCAGAATAGAAATAACATTAAAAAATACTCCAAATGTGTCCTACCAAAAAAAGTCTGTTGAGCTTCCTCCAGAAGAAGAGCCCGAGCAAGTTGAAGTTACTATCGACTTACCTCAAAAAGAAGAATGAGCAAACAGAAAAAAATATTAAACGAAATAGCAAAAAAGAATAACATCCCTATTACAGTAGCTGAAGAAATTTATTATCTTTTTACTAGAATGATTGCGGATACAATAAGTGATAAGGATAAGAAAACAGATGGTTTGTTTGATGCAGAAAAATTTAAAACTATACACATAGGCAACTTTGGAAAGTTTAAACCGAATACTAGAAACATAAGACATGCTAACTATTGCATAACAAAAAAGAAAGATGAGAATTAACTTTGAAAATAACTTTTGGGATGAATTTCCTGAACTTAAAATACCTAGTAAGTTTAATGAGTTATATTCTGCAGATACCTCAAAAGACAAAAAGAAAAGCTCACGGATCATGTGGGCTTTGCATTTACATAGCCATCCTGAATCTAAATTATACAACCTTCCAGAAAAAGAAGACGTCATAGCTAGAGACTTTATTAAAGAAAAAGATTTTAAATGGGAAACCTACTCAGAACATTTAGAGTTATATAAGAATGTAGTGTTGACACCTGCAGAACGAGCTCTACAGAATTGGGATGAGATAATGGCCCTAAGAGACAAAGGAGTGAAAGAATTTTATATTGAAGCTATTGAAGATAGAGATCCAGATATTATTTTAAAACTAGACAAAGCATTAGCACAAACACCAAAAATGTTCGACGATTTCAAAAGGATTAAACAATCTTATGAGGAAGAGAAGACTAGAAAGAAAGGAACCAGGATACAATCGTTATCAGACTCAGATGAAATATGATTAGTAATGAAAACTATATACTGAAAGAAATACCCAACTACCATCCTGAACTGGAGTACTACGAGCGGATAACATTCTGGCAAATTCAGAAAAGAAGATGTATTGAAGGATATTGGGTTGGTGGGAAATGGATGCCGGGGCCTCTATATTATTATGTAAATTTCCATAAGATTTTATTTGAAGATGATTCGTCAGTTGCACAGGCTCTTGGGTTGCCTTGGCTTAGAGATATTGACTGGGAGCTGTTTCTTTGCTATGAAGAGTGCAGGGGATTTTCTGGATTTTCTGAAGATGAGTTGCATACTTGCGACAGAAGATATGGGCCCGAAAAAGAATTGTCTATTCAATTGGGCAGGATAACAAAAGAAGAAGCCGAATCTAAAAAATATATTCCCGCAAGAGATTACCTCAACAAGATACACGATAAAGCATTAGGAAAACCATTATATAAAAATAACTCTAAGCATTTTATAAGTATACAATCTAGGGGTGGGGGTAAGTCTTATGCTTCTTCTGGCCTATCAAATCATAACTATCTTTTTGATGGGGCTACAGATTATGATAACTATCTTAAAAGAAAAAAGGCTAAAGAATATATAGCTTCTGATACTATTATCGGGGCCATCGATACTAAGTATACTGAACCATTAATTAAAAAATGTAAAGCAGCTTTTGAACATTACGCCGGATCATATAGGATTGGCGACGAGTTTTATCCATCCCCACTTATGGTAGGATATACTGGCTCACTAGCACCTAACAGAGAGTACACATCCAAAACCGGATCTTTATTACGACACAGAACTTTTAAAGATAATCCGCTAGCAGCAAATGGTACACGTCCCAACTTATGTATCCTGGATGAGATTGGGTTCATGAGTAATATAAAAGAAGCCTGGGGAGCAATTGAAGCAACACAAGCTTCTAAGCAGAAAAAGAATTTAGTTATATGGGCTTTAGGAACAGGGGGACTTGTTTCAGGACAAGCAGCTCTATATGCAGAATCTATCTTCAGAAATCCTTCAGAATATAACTGCATTACCTTTAATGATGAGTACGAAAACAGAGGGACGATAGGTTATTTTGTACCGTACTGGAAAACACTTAATGAATTTAAAAAGGGGCCTAACAAAGAGACAGATGAGGTTAAAGCACGGATGTATATAAAATCTAGAAGAGATTCTGCTAAAAAAGCAAATGATCCTTCAGTATATCATACAGAAATAATAAATGGTCCTATTCTACCATCAGAAGCATTCTTAGTTGTAGAAGGAGCGTACTTTCCAACATTATTATTAAAAGAACAATTATCAGAATTAGAAGGAGGAAAATATAAAAAATATCAAGAAGGATCTTTTAAAGGTTCTTTATTATATACTAAGGATGATACTATAGATTTTAACACAATACAAGGAGCTCAGCCAATAAAGAACTTCCCACTATCAAAAGGAGAAGATAAAAAAGGAGCTGTAGAACTTTGGGTTAAACCACAAAAAAATGATGAGGGAGTAATTCCTTACGGAACATACATAGGAGGAATGGATGTTGTAGATAAGGCAAGAAGTACCACAGACTCACTACCTTCTATCCTTATAATGAATAGATATACACGACAGATAGTAGCAGAATACACAGGACGAACTGACGATCCTAACGAATTTTATGAAGTTTGTAGGAAATTATTACTGTATTATAATGCCACAGGCATGTACGAACAAAACCTTCCTGGCCTTTTTACGTACTTTGAAAAGAATAAATGCTTATATTTACTGGCAGATACTCCCTATCAACTACGTAATTCTGATACTTATAGACAAGGGACTAATACTTCTAAAGGTATTAATGCTTCAGGGAAAGTAAATCAAACTGCAAGAGATTTTATTAAATCTTGGTTATTAGAGAAGGTATCAGAAAACTCAGAGAAGAGAGTGATAGAAACAATATACTCTCCAGCTTTGGTAAAAGAACTCATCATGTGGAACCAATATGGTAACTTTGATAGAGTATCTTCTTTAGGAATGTTACTGTGGCATGACGCCACAACTAGAAGACAGACAGAAAAAAGAAGAGAAGAAACTAAAGGATTTTTAGACGATCCTTACTGGGATAAGATGGGAGTAAAGAAAAAGAAGCCTTTTTATAAGGGAACTTCAAGTTTTTATAATTAAATTTGCATATTAACAAAAAAACATTATGAGCCAAGATTCGCCAAAGATGCAACCATATATCAATTTTCCCAGACAGAAATTATCTGACAAAAAAAAGGACGAGAAGTGGTACAAGAAGAACGTAGAATTTGCTGCTAACATATTAGTTTCAGACTACAACTTAAGAGAAAACTTTGTAAACAAAAGAACAAATTATAATCTAAGATCAAACATAATAAACTCTAGAGACTTTGAAAAGTTTATTAATCCAGATGGTTTAGATTTAGAATCGCTTCCTGCAAGCTTCCAACACATTGGAATAGAAAATAGCAAAATAAATTTACTAGTAGGAGAATATTCAAAAAGAAGAAAAGAGTATAGAGCATATTTATCAGCCACAGACGAAGAAGGCATTACAAGAAAAGAAACAGAATTAAAAAGCCAACTAGATGCGGAGCTCATGGAAATCATCCAGACAACATCTATCTCAGAAGAAGAAGTACAAAAAAGATTACAAGAATTTGAGAAGTATCAAAAATATGACTATCAAGATATCGCTGAAATCACTGCTAACAAAATTCTCAAACGTGAGTACAAAGAGCAAGATTTGGGTTTCTTATTTAATAGAACTTTTGAAGATTTATTGGTAGGAGGAGAACAAATTGTTTATTGCGGCGTACTTGGTGGCGAGCCCGTAATGCGAAGAGTGAATCCTATGAATCTATATACTATGGGTGGAAACTCTATGTTTATAGAAGATTCTGACATTATAGTTGAATATGGTTATCAATCAGTTGGTCAAGTAATAGATGACTATTGGGATGAGCTAAAAGAAAAAGACGTAGAGTTTTTAGAAACAGGAGCAAGTGATTCTAGTGAAACCAGTACTTTAGGATTAAATAGAGATATATCTGTTTTTGATTACTATGGTGAAGAACAGGCCTTATCTATTTTTAAACCTAATGAAATGGGATTAAGAACTTTTGCAGGAGCTTTCGATACTTATGGAAATGTAAGAGTTCTTAAAGCTTCTTGGAGATCTAGAAGAAAGATAGGAAAAAGAAAATACTACGATGAAGATGGTGAAGTGCAGTATGATTTTGTAGCAGAAGATTATGAAATAAAAAAAGATTTAGGAGAAGAAGTAAAATGGATGTGGGTTAATGAGTGGTTACAAGCAACTCAGATTGCAGATGATATTTTTGTATCAATGGGACCAGTTCCTTTTGCATCTAAATCTATGGTGAATCGTTCTAAAGGAACGCCTCCTTACATAGGATCAGTAAACAGCACTAATGATTATAGAGTTCAATCTCTTACTGATATCATAAAGCCTTTAGCTTATTCATATGATATTGCTTATTATAAAAGAGAATTAGAAATTGCAACTTATAAAGGAAACTTTGCTGCAATTAATGCGTCTATGATACCTTCAGGATGGGAACCTAAAGAATGGATTAAATATGCTACAGTAAATAAAATAGCTTGGTTAGATCCTACATCTGAAATCCTTAAAGGACCGTCTCAAGGAAAATCTGCAGGAGCATTTAATACATTAACTGCTACCAGTGTCCCAGTGGGAGATCCTTCAACTATTCAACTATATACTAATTTATTATTAGAAATTGAAGCTACTCTAGGAAAACTAGCAGGAGTTACAGGAGCAAGAGAAGGACAAATACAAAACCGTGAAGCTGTAGGAAATGTTAATAGAGAAGTTACTCAGACATCTCATATTACTGAAAAATGGTTTACTATAGATGCTAACTTCCGTAAGAGAGCAATGACTAAATTCTTAGAGTGTTGTAAGTTTGCTTATAAAAAGAATCCTAAAAAGGGTCAGTTCTTATTGGATGACATGGGACAAGTAATGGTCCAGAACTTTAATGAGTTTTGTTTATCTGATTATGATATACATATTTCTAACTCTACTGCTGATACTGAATTATTCAACGAACTGAAAGCATTATCGCAAGCGGCTATCCAAAATGGTCAAGCTACTATTTCAGATTTAGTTGCTATATCACAATCAGAATCTGTCCAGGAGATATCCAGAAAACTACAAGATTCTGCTGAAAAGATTAAAGAGCAACAACAAGAGATGCAAGAGAAACAATTGCAACAACAGCAGCAAGCTGCTCAAATGGCTCAACAAACTGCTCAAGCTCAAATGGAACATGAAGCTATGGAAGCTGAAAAAGATCGACAAGTAAAGTATGCAGACATACAAGCTAAGTTGGATATTGCAAATATGAAAGAGATAGCTTCGGATGTTCGAGATAGTAGAAAAGATAATAGAGATAGAGATAGTGACAATAATGGTATTGATGATGTATTAGATCTTAGAAGAACTGATGTAGATGAAAACTTTAAAAATGATACAATTAGTATTAGAGAAGGAGAACTGCAAGAAAAGATAAGAAAGAATAAAGCAGATGAAGCTATTAAAAGAGCTTCTTTAGGATTAAAAAAACAAGAAGAGAAGCAAAAAAAGAAAAGTGAAAAATAAAATAAAGCTATAGTATTATAGTATTTTTATAATAAAATATTGATTATAGTTTATAAAAAAAATTTTAATATTGTAAATAAATAAAGACAGCGAATATGAAAGATGGTAATGATGACTTATTTGACGGGTTACAAATAATGTCCCCAAATGAATTAGAATCTTCGATGAAGGGAGAAACTGAAGATTCTACAGAAACTGGCGAAGGATTAACCGATGAGCCAGAATTAACAGTAGCACCGGTAACGGCTACTACAGGAGATTTAGGAGATACTGAAGATGAACACAAGATAGTAGCTCCATCAGAGATTTCATCCAATACTGGAGAAGGAGTTTCTGACGAAAAGAAAGGAGCCTTTTATACGGCTGTGTTAAAGGAGATGATTGATGAAGGAATCATCGCAGCTCCTGAGACTGAAGAAGAACTAGAGGGTTCTTTGGAAAAAATGAAAGAATTGATGAAAGGCACATTGGAAAAATCATTTCAAGGAATGACGGACCAATGGAAAGGCGGATTCAGCGGAGCCAAAAAGAAATTTCTAGAAATAGAAGATTCTTTTTCAGATGCTGACCAAGCTATTCAAGCTGCTCAGAGATTAGAGTTCTTTGACAATATTACAAATGAAGCTATTTCTGAAGACGAAAATCTTCAGAAAAACATTTATTATGAATATCTAAAATCTAAAAACTTCAGTGATACTGAAATTAGAGAACAGATAGAAGATGCTTCTGCAATAGGTAAGTTAGAAGAAAAAGCTAAAAAAGCTGTTCCAATCTTAAAAAAAGAATCTCATCAATTTGTTGAGTCTGCTAAAGAAGCCAAAGCTCAACAAGAACAAGAGTGGGAAAGACAAAGAGAAGAGAGTTATAACAACCTAATGGGAGCTATCGATACTAAAGATAGTTTCATTGATGGCCTAAAATTAACAAAGGTCACAAGAGAAAAATTAAAAGCCAATATCACAAAACCTGTTTATACAGATGATAACGGCAGAGGATACACTAGCTTAATGTATAAACAAATGAGAAATCCTCATGAGTTTGAAATGTTAGTAAACTATTACGATCAATTAGGATTATTTGACCTAAATAAAAAAGGACAATTTACTCCTAATATTAGTAAGTTTAAAAACATTGCTAAAACAAAAGCTGTATCAGAAATAGATAAAATTATTGCTTCTGAAAATGAAAGAGGTGTAGGTAGAAACAGTTCTATGGATACCACAGAAAGAAGCAAAAGTATACTTGACTTATTAGACAGAAGTCCACTAGGTCAAAAAAATAAAAGGAATAAGTAAAACAAATCGTCTAACAAATAAAACAAAAAACAAATGGCACAATTACTTCCATTACAGAGATATGAAGCTGTTGATTATAACGGTCTAGTTACCGATAATCACTTTCATGCTTTGTACCAACAAAAGCCTGAGTTAATTAGTTCTGTAATCAGAGAGATCTACAAAACTAATTTACAAGGTAAATTAAGAGAGTTCGTTAACAGGTTCCCAGTAAAAGAAGTGGAACAAGAGAACGGATTTTATAACTGGATGTTGCAAGGGCAACACGATAAAAATCTTCCTTTAGTAGATGCTGAGACTATCGCGGGTAACGCTATCTCTGCTAACATCGGAGCTAATGGAGAAAGATTTAATCTTATTTTCGGAGATTCTATTTTCGATGAAGGAGATGTTCTTAAAGGAGAAACTGATGAGTATCACTTATTAGTAAAGAAGGTATCAGATGCTGGTTCTTTAACTAAGGTTGAAGTAGAACTAGTTGCTGACAATCCTACTAAATCTGTTCCACCAGAAGAATTAGCTGAAGGAACAAGATGGTCTAAATTTTATAGCCTATCACCTTCTACATTATCTTACCAAGGTTCTAGTCCTTATTTCACTTCTCCTTGGAGAATGGAAAACAGACCTTCTACTCTTAGAATGGAGTACAAAGTTCCTGGTAACGTAATTAACAAAGGTAAGAACGAACCATTAGAGTTCGGATTCCAATACAAAGGACAATCAGAGTCTATCTGGATTAACTATCAAGATATGGTTGCTCACCACCAATGTGAAGAGATGTTCTCAAGAATGTTGATGTATGGTAAGAAAAACTGGACTAATGATCACAAGTACTTAAACAAAGACGACAAAACTAAATACTCTATCGAATCGGGTGCTGGTTTCTTTGAGCAAGTTGCTCCGTCTAACGTACACTACTACAACTCATATGACATTGATTGGCATTTAGAAATGCTTCTTGATATGGGAGTTGGTAAAATTGAAAGAGGTAGAAGAACTATCCACTTGTTAACAGGTGAGTTTGGTGCTATCGAAATCTCTAAACAAATTCAAGCTAAGACGTCTGCTCTAGTACAAATTGTTTCTGATAAATTTATTACTGGAAACTCTAAAGCAGGAAACATTGGTGGTAAGAATACTAAGTCTTCTATGGAGCCTCAGTACAATATCTACGAATGGTACAATGGAGTTGTTATCAAAGTTGAGATCCTTGATTTCTTCGATGATGATGTATACTTCCCAAAAGTACATCCTGATGGAAAAGGTATCGTTGAATCTCACAGAATTTTAGCTCTTGACTACGGTGAAGAAGCAGGAATCTACAGAGTTAAACCTAAAGGTGTTCCAGATTATAACTGGGCGTACATTCCAGGTATGAGAGATCCTTTCTCTCCTGCAGGAAAAGGTTCTCCGAAACTAGTAGCATCTCCTATTGATGGATATGAAGTTCATATGCAAAAATGGGGTGGCATGATGATTGAAGATCCTACAAAAGTTGTAGACTTAAGATTATCAGTAGACTAATCATAAACTGTAAGAAGCCTCCCTCGGGAGAAGGGAGGCTAATTACTTAATTAATAAATAAAAAAATGGCAGCAACAAAAACAGCAAAAGCTGAAAAAGTATGGGGATCATACTTAAGAAATGAAATAGTAAGTGTAAAAGCAGTAGAATCATCTGGTAAATGGAGCACACTATTAGTAAAAGGACAGGACAAGAAAAAAGATCCTTTCTTATACAACAAAGTTAAAAGGAGTTACCAGGTTCCTCTTAACAACCAAAGAAGAGGTGGAGGAGTAAAAGTAATTTTAGACGACCAAGAGAGGCGTCATATTAAAAAGTATGCGAATAGTTTCCCAGAAGGAATGACGCAGAAAGAGTTCTTTGAAAAAGAATTAGGTACGGATTTAAATCCGAACAAACCTGTAAATGAAGGAAACTTCTGGAGGGTTGATAGAAGAGGTAGAGTAACTATGACTAAAGAAGGATTAAGATTAGATCTTAGCCAACCAATAGACATGTTAAAATATCTTATACTATTATCTAATAAGAAGCTAGTTTCTCCGTCTTATGATGAGAGATTACTAAAAGCTACTTATGAATTTATGATCGTTGATGAAGGCAAAGTAACTTCTAAGAAAGTTGAAGCAGCTGAAGTAAAAGCGAAAGCTTATACTAAATATGCTGAGATTACTTCTAACGAAAATAAGATGATAGGATTCTTGAGATCTTTAGGAAGAACTATTCCTACTAAATATACTGCAGATTGGTTGAAGAGCGAAATTTTAGGAGTACTAGATGCTGATACATCTAAGTTCTTAGCTCTTGTAGAACATCCTCAATACGACAGTAGAATTTTTGTACAACGTGCAATTGACTGCGGAGGTATTAAGAAGATGAACAATCGCAGATACGTTTTAGATAACGGAATAGAATTAGGAGATTTAACAAGTACAATTGCGTACTTAGAAAATCCTGAAAACCAAGAAGTAAAAATGAGATTAACTACTCAAATTGAGTTAGCTAATAAATAAAAATAAAAGATGACTGCAAACGAAATGGCCAATGAGCTAGAGTTAAGACTAGACCGAAGCGATAGTTTCGGATCCCCTGGGTACGAGGACTTTGATTTAACCTCCGTACTTACAGAAGGACAATGGCTATATATAAAAAAGTTTGCAAGTGAACTTAACAACAGGAAAAACCAAGGGTTTGAAGAAACCGAAGTAAGAAACCAGGGCTTGTCTGCTTTAATAAAAGCAGGCTTAGCTCTTTCAGCTTCTGCAAGCCAAGTAGGAGTTTTAGATAACGGTGTATTCTATGATCTTCCAGACGACTTTATGTATACTATATATGAAGAAGCAACGATTAATAAAAATGATTGTACACAAGAAGATGAAGTTCCCATTAAAGCTTGGATAGATGTAGTTTCTCACGATGAAATTTGGCAATACATATATAATAAGTATAAGAAACCTTATTATAAATCATATGGGTGGGCCAGAGTTTGGAGACTCGTTTATGAAAGAGAAGTTTCTGGAGTTGATCCAGCATTACCTGCTACACCAAAGAGACACCAGTTAGTAACTGATGGAACTTTTAATGTAACAGATTATAGAATTAACTATTTAAAAAACCCACCACAAATTGTTGTGGATAGATCGGGCGGAGGTGCAGAAAAAAATTGTATCTTAGACGAATCTACTCATACAGTGATAGTAGACATAGCTAAAGACCTAATGCTACAAAGAGTAAGGGAACAAAAAATACAAAACATAGAGCCTGTAAAGGACCTAGAATAATAACAAAAACCAAAATTAATAACTAAAAACAAAAACAATGCAACTAAGAAAACAAGATAACGTTACTTACGTTTCAATCGCAGACACAACTGCAACAGTTCCTACATCGAGTGGAGGAAGAACAGATGCTCCTGTGTCGCCATTAACTTTAGCAGCCGGTGGTGCAGCTATGGTAGATGAAGGAAATATTGGTATCTCAACTTTAGCAGCTTATGCAGCTCTAACAGATGATACTAGATTAAGAATTTGTCAGAATATCGCTGGCGAATTAGTATTCACAGCAGCTTTTACTAAATCAGCTATTACTGGTGTTAGTGTAAGACAATACTCAGCAGCTACACAGCAAATTACTGCTATCGGATTTAACGGTACTGCAGGTGATTTACCAGCTATTGCTGATGAAAGATTTTACATTAAAGTTCGTAAGAATGATAATGATGCTGCAAACAGAAGTCAACCAACAAGTATTTTTTCAGGACCTGTTTTAACTGTAGCTGGTACTCAAGAAGAGTTAGCTGAGCTATTAGTTTCTAGCGGAGTTATGAATATGGCAGATGCGCCAGGTGCTGGTTACTTAAAAATGGAAATGTTAAACAGTGCTGCTACTGGTACTGGCTCTGCTTGGGGTTCATTAGGTAATGCTACTGGAGACGCTACTTTTAGTAAAGGAAGCAAAACTGTTTCTATGACTGATACTCAAGATTTAAATGTTGGTGATTATGTACGTTTAGCAGATGTTGCTGCTACAGAAGCTACAACTAATGCTTGCTACAGAATCGCTGCTATTCCTAGTGGTACTACTATTACTCTTGGAACTAAATTTGCAGGAGCAAGTGCTACTATAAGTGAAGATGACTTATTCTCAGTTGCTGCAGCATCTTTAGGTGGTAACTACGGTATCAAAGTTACAGGAATTATGAATGATTTCGATGTTAACGCATTTAGAAATTACTATTCTAACAGATTTACTTGTTCTTTCTCAGACGCTGCTACAGCAGTAAGTCACTTACAAGGGGCTAAAGAAGGATCAGGTGTATGGCAAGAAGTTGCTATGGATGAATACATGTCAATGGGTAACCAAGGTGAAAACCAAATGTTATCTGTACCACCAAAAATGAGAACTCAATCAGTTGTTGTTGATGGTCAGTACGATGCTGTATCTATAGCGGTTTCAGAAGATATTCACGGCTTAACAAGTGCTAACACTGAAGATGCAAGAATCCTTCTTTATGTTGAAGACGGAGGTGGATCTCCTACTGGTTTAGGAATCGCAACTGCATTAGGTGTAAATGGTGATTTAAGTTAAGAGTTTTCTCTCTCCCTATAACCTCAGTAGCCTGTTGCACTATTTGCTGTCACAAAGCAGCAGGCTACTTTTTTTTAAAATAAAAACCTACTATAGCATCTTAGATGCGATTTATGAAAATATATTAATAATTTACAAATATGGCCCGTGGTATAATTCTAGTTCTCATTGAGACCATCTTAAGGTGGCTTATAAAGCCTATAGCAATTGTATACACAGGAATAAAATTATTAGTAGTTTGTAAAAACAGAAAATTATTTATAAGAGTTTTCAATAGATATTTAGTCAGGATAGCCTTGGCCCAGGACCAAGCTGACAATACCATGGTACGGTTTTTATTTAATGATTTATTATTAAAGAAAAACATCGACAGTTATAAGTTCGGAAACATGGATGAGAAAATATCTTCAGTACTAGGAAAAAACGAAAGACGAAAATCTTTAAACGGATTAGGTCGTTTCGTAAACGGCGTACTACATTCAATAGAAGAAGACCATTCTCTAAAAGCCATAGATGAATCTGTAACTGATCAGAATTTGCCAAGTTATGAAGATTGAAGAATTAGGATATGACTCTTTAGACAGGCTTTCATCAAGCACCTTTCATCCAGAATGTTACGGTTGCACAATAACCATAAGTATGATATTAGCTACGTTAGCAGGTTTTTTTGAAACCTATGTAGGAATAGAACCCGCTGTAGGAGCAGGTATACTGTTACTATTTTGTATAGAAGTTATAACCGGGATAAAAGCATCCATAAAAGAGAATAAACCAGTAACCTCCAGAAGATTTTGGGGAGGATTTATTAAGCTAGGAATATATACAGTAATGATAGGAGCCTCTCATTTGCTAGCTAATGGGATTGAAATAAAAGATTTTATGGGAGTTTCCTTTAATATTTATGAATGGATACATTATTTCTTCTTAAACTTCACTATCTTGCAACTGTTTATTTCTAACATAGAAAACTTTAGAAGATTAGGATGGGGAGAATTTGTGCCAGTTATAAATAAAATAGCTGAATTTCTAAAATTAGAAGATAAACCTAAAACTAAAAAGTAATGGCACTATTACCTAAACTAACAGTAAAATTAGGAAACACTTGTGACTCCATACAAATTTGTGAGAAGACTGATATCTATACAGTAACAACTAACGAAGGAGGATGGGGAGCACCTAATATAGATACTACAGATGTAGTTGAGGCAGACGTGTTTGCCTTTGATCATACAGAATCTACACTATTAGAAGCTTATCCTATAAAGGACGCAGCTACAGCTTTAGATTTATATCCCAGTGCTACACCTCAACCTTTTATAGCTATTGATGGAGCAGCATGGGGACAATCAGATGGAGTTTATTTATTCTACTATGAAGTACTAGATAGTCTAGGTACTGTACACAAATCAGAAAGACTAGATGTTTTATTTTGCTGTAACTTACAAAATTGTCTTTGGGGCATTGTAACAAAGATGGTTGAAGAATGTGATAAAGTAAAATTAGCTAAGTATAAAGAAGTTGTAGATCAAATAGAAGTTCTATTATATGGAGCCAGAGCAGCATTTGACTGCGGTGATTATGCAAAAGCAGAGACGCTATTAGCGAATGGATTAAAATTATGTGAAAATTATTGTGACCCTAGTTGTGGTTGCTAACTAAAAAAAAGAATTATGGGATGTTCAGATTGTAACGATTGTCAAGGATTAGCAAAATCATATCCTGCGGGACCACAAGGACCTCCAGGAGCCGATGGGGCACCGGGAGCACCAGGGGCACCAGGTACGCCGGGAGCAGACGGAGCTCCAGGAGCTGGGTACGATACTACATTTTGTGGGAGCGATCCAGGAGGCGAAGGATCAGGAATGGGATCAGGATTAAATAATTTCGGAATCTTAAGCAGTTATGATAGTACTGTAGCAATAACAGGAAATTATGATTTATTTTTTAATTGTGAGTTATTGTTACTTGATACTCAAGCTTCAGGAGGAAATGCAGGAGAAGCTGGAATAGAGTTTTACAAAGACGATGGTACAGGACCTGTACCTATAGTAGGTTCTCTCAGAGAGTTTAAATATGATGATTGTTTTGCAGGAGATATTTGTACTTCTGAAATACAATGGTCAGCTAACTTATTAGCTTGTACCGTAGAATTAAGCAAAGATGATGTTATAGGTGTAAGAGCTTGGGGAGTAAACGCTAATATTTTTAGAGGAACTGCTATGTATAAAATAAACTATACAGGTGGTGGTACTTTTAATATATTAAGTCCTAATAAAGATGGAAATTATGTTCCAGCACCAGGACCAAGTTGGGATGGCGGAAGCTTTACTAATGCTTCAGTACCGCCTCCAGCTAGAGTCACTACAGGAGACATTCAATTCTGGTTTGATAGAGTTACTTGTGCCTTGCCGATGACTATAACATTATCACATGACGCAATAGCTTATCCTAATATTGTAGATGTTAATTTTGGAAATTCAGGAACAAACGTACTTGTAGCAGATTCAAACTGGTCTTTAGTAGCGGCTGATGGCCCTAGTGCACTACAAGTAGTTCAAGGACCAGAAACATTTGATTTTACAATAACTTATGAATCTTGTGGAACAACAAAGATTCAAACAGGACCTTTTGAAATAACTTAAAAAGAATAAAATGGCAACATATAGTGAAGAAGATTGTTATCTATTAAGAGTTTGGAACCTCAACTGTAAATACAGTAAATTGGCGATGAAATTCTCCAATAATATGGTTCTAGGTGCTTACTGTGAAAAACAATTAGATCACTTGAAAACATTTAGAAGAGCTTTAAAATTATTAGAAGCGTATGATACTCGAGATATCTCTGGCGATACCACAGATTATAATGTAATAACATACACAACTATACAACAAATATTAAATACATTAACAAAAAAATACTAAAATGTCAGGACAGAACCCAACATATCCAAAAACTTTTATATACAAAAGAGACGCCGTGCAAGTAGCTACGGAGAGTTCGAGTAAAATAGAAATTTTTAAAGATTTACGAGACGGAAAACTTTATTACTTAGATAGAAATAGAGTCCCAGTAGAAATTAGCACAGGAGGAGGCTCGGGGCCAGGAACAAATACTAATATATCTAATGCTAATCTAACATTTGATGCTATTTGGCAATCAGATTTAGCGGGATTTGCTTGGGGAATAGTAGACTCTTTAGCAGTGACTAATCCTTTTGCAATACAAGACAATTTAGATATTTTAGCTGGTACTGGGTACTCAGCAATTTCAATTGGTAGAGGAGACGGTTCTTGGTGGGACATTCCAGTAGGACTAGGCCAATTATCTGATAGAGGAATGTATATAGGAGGTAATGGTGGTGATAATGCTTATGAGTTCGCTCAATTCGATACTGCAATAGGTATCGGAGCTCTTGCTTTCTCAGGATCTATTGATTACGTTGGAGTAGTAACTAGTGCTAGTATTGTAGTGCAAGGAGCAGGATTTGCAGATGGACCATATACTGATGTACCTGCTGTAGGAGGCTCTGGCTTAGGATTAACTGTAGATTTTAATGTGTTAGGTGGAGTTGTTCAACCACCAGTAACTATTAATCAACCAGGTTCTGGGTATATAAATGGAGAAAATGTAGACATTGCAGGAGGAACAATAGCAGCAATATTATCTATTACAGCAAGTGTTTCAGAAAATAATAAAGAAAACACGGCAGTAGGATACGAGTGTTTAGCGAATTTTGGTTCGTCTCTTGAAGTGGTTGACCAAGAAGGGCAGAATACAGCAGTAGGATTTAGAGCTCTAAGCAGCCTAACGGGAAGTGATGGTGTTTATTTAGGATCTTTTAATGTAGCTCTAGGTGGCAGAGCCGGAGAAGGCTTAACTACTGGAGATACAAATACTATTATAGGACACAATGCGGCTTTTGATGCAACTAATGCTTGGGGTAACACATTAATAGGTTTCGAAGTAGCAGTCGGTAATATGACTACTGCACTAACTGATGGATATTGGAATATAGCAATTGGATACGGAAGTGATATAGGAACCTCAACATTTGAAACCACACTTATCGGTAACAATTCTTTTGCAGCTCCATCAACAAGTTATGCTGGACCAGGTTTGGCTGATCCTAACTATACAGTAGCAATTGGTGATGGTAATGAAATAAACCAGTCTACGGACCCAAGTATTGGAAGCCAAAATACAGGTGTAGTTTGTGTGGGTATAGGAAACAACTTTACACAAATAGATTGTGGTGGTTTAGTAGCAGTAGGTAGTTTTATGGATATTCAAGAAAACATACCAACAGGTACTGATGAAATATATACTACTGCAGTAGGACATAGAGTAGGAATCGTAGGATTCTGGAATGATGCTTTTGGATATGATGTACAAATGGGTGTTGGTGGAACAGAAAGTGCTTATAGTGTAGCTATAGGTAGAGGAGCTGCTTCTTTTGGAAACAGCAACGTTGTTCTAGGACAGACATCCGGAATAGGTACTGTAGGCCTTCCTAGTAACGAATGTATAGCAATAGGAAGAAGTGTAGTCGTAGGAAATGGGTTAACAGGTGCTATAGGAATAGGTAACGGAGCTAATCCTATCTCAAACAGTATAGCTATTGGATTTGGTGGTATTCAAGACATGTTATTAGTAGGAAAAACAGCCGGAGTTAATATAAACTCTGTTATTGAATTAGCAGGAGATCTTATTATACAAGGTGATGGTTTCGGAGCTAATACGGAAATTGCGTTTGATTTTGCAACTACTATTTTTAGTGGACAAACACAAATTCAAGCAGAAACAGGAGCAACTTTCACAGCTGCTAGCCCAATCACTATAGACTTTACTGGCGGAGATGCTCAGGAATTTACAATAGATGGTGGAGGAGCTATAGATGCAAACGTAGGAGCAGCTAGTTCTTTCGATAACATAGTAACAGGAACTTATATTTTTAAAATAACACAAGGAGCTGTACCTAGCACTATTAATTGGGGTAACTTTAGCTGTAATATTAAATGGCCTAATTCTTATGGAGGAGCACCTACATTAAGTGTAGGGTCTGGTGATATAGACATAATTACTTTCTACTCTGACGATGCCGGAGATCTTTATGGAACAATAGCAAATAAATTTGTATAATAAAAAACTAAAAAAATGACTATAGCATATCCAATAACCTTTAACCAGAATCCAGATTCTGAAAGCCCTTATCCGCTTTCTGATTTGGTATCTGATTTTGATCCCAGTGCAGGCTGCTATAGTGATGCTGGCTTTACTTTATGTGAGGACGCAGATCCTTTACAAGAGTGGCACGAACAAAGTCTATCAAGTATTAAGGGAGATCAAACAGATGCATCTGCTCAACCAGTTTGGTACGAGTCTGATGTTGCAAGAAATAGTAAGCCTTATGTAGACTTTGATGGTTCAGATTGGGTAGAAATATTAGGAACTTTAAATTATAGAGACGATAATATGACTATATACCTTGTTATGGATCCTGATTGGGGTAGTATTGGTTCTTTTGATACTTTTATACAAAAAGGCACTGATTTCGACTGGGACGACGGTTGGGTAGGATATTTTTCAAGTGGTGGATCAGATATTAATTCTAATGTTAATACCTGGTCTGATAACGCTGTTACTAATGCTGATGCGGGAGGCCCGGCAGCTATAGCATTCGGAATTAGGTTTAAAACTGATGCAACAGTTTATAGAAATGGAAACCAAGTAGATAGTAATCCAGAAGAAACTGATAGTAGTTTTGTTGATTTCCCTGGTACAGACGCTCCTCTTACAAAAGCTTTAATAGGAACTACTTATGACTCCGATCCTACAGATCCGTCTTCTTCATTTGGATATACTGGAAAAATATTTAGAATATTAATATATTCAGAATATCATGATACTACTACTTTTGATCAAGTACTAACAGATTTACAAACAGAATATAATATTTAAAATGGCAGAATATAAACTCATAATGAAACCTACTTTAGCAGAAGTAACAGCTGTTGCTGATGCAATAACTGCTGAAATAAATAAAGAAAAGGTTGTTTATCAACGTAAGCCTTATTATAATGCTGTACAAAATTTATACGCTCTCAAAGTTAATCCTCCGTATGCTGATGCAATAATAGCAGTAATCGGGCAAGACGACTATGATGGCTTACCTATGATTTCAAAATCTAACGAAGATTGGTTTCCTAAAAGAGAAAAAACTACTAAATAAATAAAAAATGAAAACATTAAGCAAAAAAGAAGAAAAACAGCTAAAAGGAAGTTTGGAAGAACTTAGAGAAGCTACTAAAGAAGCGAACCAATTGGCGGCTAGAGAATTTTTAAAGTCTATTAAAGAAAGCCCTAGTGCTCGTGTAAGAAAAGAAACAGATACTGTAAAACCTACTGTAGATTTTAATCCAGACGAAAAGATTATCAAAAAACTAGAAGAAGAGCAGGACTTGGTTAAAAGGCTTTTCTCTAAAGAAAAACTAGAACCTTCAGAAAGCAGAGAATTACTTCGTGCTATTTCTAACCAAAGAGCTGGGAAAAAAAGACTAGAGGAACTTGGAGAAGTAGAATTTGTAGAAAAAGTAGGAAACTTTCTTAATGTGGCTGAAGGAAAAGTAGGAATAGTTGCTCCTTCAAAACTTACGGTACCAGAAAAAGATAGAGAGAAAAAAAGGAAAAATACTGGGAAGCATTTATTTTTAGAACCTATAAAAGGAGATCATGGTGATGATTTCTTGTTGCCTGAATTACCGATTAAAGAAGAACCAGCTTTAGAAGGACCGATTAAAGAAGAGCCTAAAGAGGAACACGAAGGAGAACACGAATTTGAAGAACCAATCTTTGAAGGACCAATTGATGGTAAGATTCCTGTAGTAGAAGAAAAAGAAAAAGAAGAAGAACCGGTAGCTGAAGCTCCTGCGGAAGAACCAATTCATGTTGATGAAGAGGGAGGTAAAAAAGAAAAACCTTCTGAGGGTCTTCCCGAAGATATTGAAGAGATTTCTTCCAAAAAACCAGGACCTGAACCAGGAGAAGAATAATAATATAACCAATTTAAAAAAACAAAATGGCCGATTTTAATAAAAGTAAGAATAATTTCTTCGGAACTTATATAATAAACGACTCGAATAAAGCTACTATAAACTGTACCAGTATTATAGTGAGAGCCGATGCTACCTTTACTAGTTTAAAAGTAGCAGGACAACAAGTAGATGTACGGGCAAGATACTTACAAGATAAAGGTGGAGCAATTCCCACAGGAACAGAGTTAGTCTGTAAAGATGGATATTTTTCAGAAATAACTCTAGAAAAAGGAATAGTAGAGATAGTCTTAATGCAGAGAGATCCTAAGCCTATCGCAGTTCCTGAGTTACCCGATCCAAATGCAGGATTTAGAATAACCTCATGTCCTGGAGTAGTTCCTGGTGGAGAATACACAGTATTGACTAGTGGATTCGCAGAAGAAGTAGGAATTACATTAGCAGCAGGAATGTCTTTAACTTTTAGTGGTGTAGAACCATTTCCTAATGGATGTTATTACGTTACTGAAACAGACTTAGGAGGAGAAGTTTTAGAAGTAGAAGGTGGAGAAGTTGCAGTAGTTGAAGACGGTCCGTGTTTAGATTGCGTAGAAAATTCTGACTCTTTTGTTCTATTCCCATGTGAAGGAGAAGAAGGAGAAATATTCTATGCAGATTCAGCAGTAGGTGTTGATTTAAATACTTACGTAGGAGCTTCTTTACGTATAGGGGAAACCTGTTATAGAGTAGAAAAATCTCTAGTAGGAGGACCTGCTTTAGAAGCACCGTTTGGGGATCCATGTGGATGTGGTGAAGAGCCACCAGCTCCGGAATGTCCAGGTGAATTAGATGAGTGTGAAAACTGTTCTTCAGATGAAGGATATTTACCACCAGATGAATGTGGAAATTGTCCAGGAGCTCCGGGATACCCATGTGAGCCAGGTGGAGAATTTACACTATTAATAGAAGGTGTAGAAGGTTCTCAAAACGGAAATCCTGATTTACCACCACCATTTGGTGCTGGACCAGAAGGATCAGAATGGGTTCTTATACAGGTATCAGAAGATGTACCAGGAGGACTAGCCTGGGATTTAGTATGTGGCCAACCAGAATTTGGTTTACCATTATCTGAACCAATTGGAGATACTCCATGGATGATTCACAACGAAGTCGGATCAGCTTACTTACCTAAGTTCGCTTTTAATGGTATAGGAGATTTACAACCAGGTGCAGTATATCAAATAAGCATCACACAAAATAGGACTCTGAATCCCGCAGCTATTGAAGGATTAGAAGGTCTAATAAGTTTTTACACACCAGAAGAACTAGCTTAATCTATAAATCCCCACTTCGGTGGGGATTATTCATTTAACACTTTAAAAAACTTACAATGGGGAAATATGTATGGTTATTAGATCCAGGACACGGTGGCAAGATTGATGGCGTTTACCAAACTTCTGGAAAAAGAAGTCCTATATGGCCCGATGGTACTCAGTACTTCGAAGGAGTAGGAAATAGAGAGATTGTACAAAAACTAATGGGCAAATGCACAGAAGCTAACATAGACTTTTTTGATGTTACAGAAGGGAGTAACTATGATATAAGTCTTGCAGAAAGAGTACAAAGAGCCAATAATTACGAAAGATCATTTGGAAGATGTATATACTTATCTATGCACTCTGACGCATTTACTAAAGAAAGTGCTCACGGGTATAGTGTATATACTAGTGAGGGAGAAACTAGGAGCGATAAAATTGCTACCGTTTTCATAAATAATATGAAAAAAATGTTTTCTGACCACAGGTTAAGAAAAGATAGTAGAGACGGAGACGAAGACAAAGAAGCACAGTTTTATGTGCTCAGAAAAACTTCTTGTCCAGCTATACTAATTGAAAACTTTTTCATGACTAATGAAAGAGAGTCTAAATTATTAATGGATGAAAAATTCCAAAATAAGATAGTAGATTGTCATTTTGAAAGCATATTACGTATAGAAAAAAACGGTATATAATGGAGAAACAAATAGAAGAATTAAAAAAACAACTGTCAGGAAACATGTTAAAAGATATGGAAATTAGAGATAAAATTCATAAATTACAAATGAAAATCAAAGGCATAAAGCCAGAAGACTCTCATTTTGAATGTGTTGGCTGCGGATCATAAAGCCTAAAATCATGAACAACAAAACAAAAAACATTATTACAAATTTAATAGGATTAATCCTATTAGGTATTAACATTTATATGTATTATACCTCAGAAGAAAGTTTATCTAGTTTTATATCTATTTTAGTTATAAGTCTAGCATTATTTTTATTTAAAGGAACAGAAACAAAACAATGGCTACAAAAAGCATTAGGAAAATTGTCGAAATAATTTTACTAGTATTAATAGTTTTTAGCTGCACACCTCAAAAAAGATTACATAGATTAATAAATAAACACCCGGGGTTAATGCAACTAGATACTATAGTAATAAGAGATACTATAGTAATAGAAGACTATACCCACGATACTACAACAATATTACAATTTCATGACAGCACTACAGTTGTTAATAATGAAAAAGTAATACTAAAATATTTTTATGACACACTTACCAGAGAAATACACCACGAATATACATGCCTCGGTGATACGATTATACAGGAGAAAATTGTTCCGTATGAGAAAATCGTTATCCAGGAGCTTACGTGGTGGCAGAAATACGGAAATATAATTATTACTATAACTATTATCTTATTACTGCTGACATTGTTTAAAAAGTTTTCCAAATTTTTTATATAATATGGGACGCAGAAAAAGTCAAAATAGTATTAGGGGTAGAGTCTTAAAACATGAAAAAAATATTAAACAATTTTTTCATAGTGGGATTACTTCACCTATGCAAATAGCTAAAAAACTAAATGAGCTTGAGCTCTTACCAAACGTTACTTTAGAAGGAGCTAGGAAAGAAATATCTAAATTTTTAAGAAGAGAAAATCTACTTCCTGGAGTTGTTACTTCTACTGATAAAGTAAAGTGGGAAGAAGACTATGAAAATGGCGTAGCTTCTTTCGACTACTCAGGATTAAAAAAAATACAAACTCAAGAAGACTTAATTAGGTTTGCAAAAATAGATACTTCTAAATGGAAAGCGGTAAAACAAACTGCTAATAAGTGGGGAGAGAATTATCAAATTAAAGTAGTATTTGAAAGTGTAGATAAGCATGCTCAAGAAAAAGAACTTTACAATAGAGCTTTTGAAGCTCTAAAAGAACATCTAGCAGATAGAAAAATACTTAAGAAAAAGAATAAAAAGACCGTTACTAATATAGGAGTTATCCCATTAGCAGATTTTCATATAGGGGCCTACATTAGGAATCTTATTAGAACGCCTAATTATGATTTAGATATATTAACTAATATGCTAGAAGAAGTAGCTATTACTATAAACGAATTAGAATATTCTGAAGTTCATATTATATTTTTAGGAGATATTATCGAATCTTTTACAGGAGTAAATCACCCTAACACTTGGAAAGAATTAATGCGGGGTGGTTACGGATCTAATATTGTAATCACTGCTTATGAAATATTAGAAAACTTTCTCAATAAAATAGAAAATCTACATAGCCTTTATTTAGTTTCTGGAAATCACGATAGAGTTACTGCTAGCAACAAAGAAGATACAAAAGGAGAAGTTGTAGAGTTAATAAGTCATTTCTTAAAAAAACAATTATCAGTAAACGTTATATACCATCCGATTTTAATATCACAGATAATAGATAACATATGTTATATATTTACACACGGACACCACAACTTTACTAAAAAATCATTAGAGCATATTATTTGGAAATATGGGAAACAAGGTTACTTTAATCTCGTATTACAAGGACATTGGCATACTAGAAGAAAAAAAGAACCAGTAGTCAATATGCAAACAATATATTCAGATTCGGGAGATTATAGAGGAATTACGTGCCCAAGTCTGTTTACAGGAAATTTTTACTCGGAAACATCAGGTTTTACCTCTACAGCTGGATTTTTAATAGTTCAGAACAAACATAATAAGCCTGCAATTTTCGATATACCATTAGATTAATTATATTTGTAATATGCTGCCACTTATAGACTTACATAGCCAACTAGACGAAGCGTTAAACGTTAACTCAATAGATTCTGAATTTAGCGATCTTTTTTACACAGATCTTATAAACGAACAGAGAGCATTGTTTCTTCGTAACGAGTACAACAAATCTAGAACAATAGATCCAAATATCCAACAAGAGATACCTTGTTTAGAAATGGAACTTGTTGATCCTCAGACATGTTGTGACTTAGATATATCTTTAGATTGTAAAGTATTAAGAAGCAAAAAAACTATACCTAACACGGTAGAATTATTTTTTAGAAAAGCCATTACAGCAATTGGCCCAGTAGATATTACCAAGAAGAGATATACTGTTATAGACTACAATAGAGTGCCATATGCAGGAAATGGAAGAACAACTTCCAAAGCAGTATATGCTTTTCTATATGCTGATTACGTATATATAATTAGTAAAAACCCTACAATAAACTTAGTAGACAAAATAACTGTTAGAGGAGTTTTTGAAGATCCTAGTAAATTAGGAGAATTTGTAGATTGCTCAAACAAACCTTGTTGGAGCCCGTATGATATATATCCTCTTAATCAGTGGACATGGGCGTATATAAAACCACAAATACTCCAACAACTGATGCAAAAACAAGCTATACCGCAGGATAATGAAAATGATTCTAAAGATAATAAAACAGGGGGAATGACTAGTGGAGCAGCAAAGTAATACATATTTAAAAAGAGGAAAAGGGAAGAGTAATGGTAATATTATTAAAAGACACTTTTTTAGCTACTATAATAAGCATAGTAAACTTAAAAAAGTATCTAGAAAAGCATATGATAATTTTTTAAAAGAATTATTAGAAGCTTATAGTAATGCTATAGTAAAAGATAATATGAGTCTTAAAGTAGGCAGCTTAGGCTATATTAGAATAAAAGCTACTAAAGGTAAGTTTTTTAATAAAGAAGGAAAACTAGCAAAGTCATTAAAACCTAACTGGCCTGCAACCTTCGAATACTGGCATAAGAAGTGGCCAGACTTAACAAGAGACGAGATAGTAGCTCTAAAAGATAAAGGAATTAAAAAGAAAGTAGTTTACTTTCAAAACGAACATACTAATAGAGAGTATTATGAACATTACTGGGATACTAGTACTACAATGGTTAAATTTCATAGGTTCTATGAATTTACACCATCGAGACAATACTCTAGATTAATAGCAAAAATTGTAAAAGACCCTAATAGAAAAACATATTATTATGGATGAATTAATAGAAGAAACAGGAAGTGCAGGAGAAACTACCTGGACTAAAGAAGTTAAGTTAGATGACGGAGGATATATCCGTACTAAAGTAGAAGAAGTTAGTAATGGCTTTCTAAAATGCGTAGACAAAAACACGAAAGAAGGAGATAAGTGGACATTTGAAACTGTTAAATCTATACATTCTGATAATCCTCTAAAAGAAAAATCTTTAGTGGAGAAATTAGCAGAAGCCCTAAAAGAATAAAACAATGCAATCAGGAAATACAGTATCTTATAAAAATGTAGTAGATAAAGTATTCAGAGATTTTGGATTCAATTATGATATAAATGATGAAGAAGTTTTAGAATGGCTAGCTGAATTTATGGCCCATACTATGGCTGGGGTAGTAATGGAAGCTAAAATCAACTACACAAATGTAGTAGATGGAAGAGCGGATCTTCCTGCAGACTTACATAGAATAAAACAAGTAGCCCAACTATCCGGCGTTAGTAGCTTAGAAGAGGCAGAGTGTGGAAAAGGTACTATAATTCCTATGAGGTGGTCTACAGATAACTTTCACAAAAGATATCATTTAGATAACAGAGACTACACTAGTGAGTCTTTAAATACTTATAATCTAGGACAAGGTTACATCTTCCCTTCTTTTGATTGTGGAATGCTAGCTATTTCATACGAAGCAATTCCGACAGATGATTGTGGATATCCTACAATACCAGCAGAACAACAATGGTTAGAAGCAGGTACGTGGTACATAGCTCATAAAATTGCTAGAAAACTTTGGATACGTAATGAGATTACTGCTGATAAATTCCAATTAATAGAAAGAGATAGAGATTGGTACTTTACTCAAGCAGTAAACTTTGCTAGAATGACTAACGGAGTAGATGAGGCAGAATCTCTGAAAAATCAACAGGTAATTACTATTCCTAAGATTCAGGATCATGCATCATTCTTTGCTAATATGCAAATACCAGAACAGCGTAAATTTAGATTAAAAGCTAACGGTTCTATAGTAAACCAACCTAATGAAGTAGGTATACAAAGCAGCAGTAACTTAGCTTCTAACAATCCTAATGTTTTACCGGTATTAAGCCAATACGCCGTGTCAGCAATAGCAGCAACTACAGCTACTTTTAACAGTGAGCTCCAATCTTACGGATCAACTGCTATTTCTAATCATGGACATTGTTGGTCTACTACTTCTTTTCCAAGTATAGGAACTCCAGGAGTTATTGTAGATTCTAAAGGAACAGTTGCAGCCCCATTGGCGTATTCAACTAATGCTACCGGCCTAACACCTGCTACTACATATTACGTACGAGCTTTTGCAACTACAGCAACAGGTACAGTATACAGTAATCAAATTACCTTTAATACTTTATAACTATAGTATATGGCAATGAAAAAACATAATAACACTTATGGTAAAGGCCTAAATGTTGATACCGCTTTTGATAGCATGCCTGCCAATATGTATATCGATGCTATGGATGTTAGAATAACAACTGCAGACGGAGAAAGCACAGGGGCTATAACTAATCTTCAAGGTAACGAAGAAGCTTTTAAAATAAACCAAGCCGGTGCAACAGGATTAAAAGAAATAATAGGAGTAGGATTTATTAGAAATATTATAATTCTTTTCTGTGCAGATGATACTGGGACTAATGGTTGGATGTATTATGTAACTTATGACGAACAAACTAGAAAAATAACTAGTGGAGCTCAGGCTCCTCTTTTGTATGATGGTGATGGAAACCCTAACTTATTAGGTTTCAGCAAAGACTGGCCAATAGAAGCCCAAGGAAGATATGAATCTGATTGCGTACAAAGAATATATTGGACAGATTATAACAACTCACTAAGAAGTTTATTAATTGAAGATTTTACAAGTATTCCAGCTGGAGGATTATCATTAGACATTAGTGTAATTGATATATTTCCTGAAGTAACATACACACAGCCAATATTAACTAATGTTGCTTTTGGGGGAACACTTCTTGCAGGAGAGTACCAATTTGCATATAGACTAATTACAGAAGACGGTAAACAAACTTTAATATCTCCTCCTGGAAACCTAATACATCTAACAAGCGACTCAGAAGCTACTAGTACTAGTAGACGATATATGGGAGATCCCAAAGGTACTAATACTAATAAAAGTTTAGAAATTACAATAGACACAAGTGATTATGTAAATAAATTTGAAAGAATAGAATTAATATCAGTATTCTTTGAAGAATATGGGGGCACTCCTTTAGTACAATCTGTCGAAACTCAAGGAATAGGAGTATTAACTGAAATAAATTTTATTTATACAGGCCAAGAAAACACAATAGTAGATTTACCTTTAGCAGAGTTTGCTATTAAAGTATATCCTTTTAGCACCTGCAAAACAATGGTCCCTAAAGATAACTCTTTAGTTGTTGCTAATATAAAACAAACTAAGTTTGATATAAACGAATTATTAGAACCAGGAGAGACTTTAGATTTAATGACAAAAAGATATAATAGTAGTAGTGAGTTACCTTTTACAGACGGACTAGTTAATCCGCTGGCACTTGTGCCAGGTACTCTTTACGAAGAAAAAGATGAAGTATTTAATCTTCCTTATAATCTAGATCAACATTGGGAAGGACCTTGGCACGAAGAACAACAATTTAAATATCAAGCTGATGGTTCTACTATGGGGGGACAATCTTTAGACGATGGTGTGAATCCTTCTAATCTATCCTATAAGTTTGCCCTAAGTCTTGATATAATAGATGACAGTAGTCAACCAGGTTTAGCAGAATTAACCAATACCTTTCCAAATGAGATTATTAATCTAAATGATGGTTATACGTACACTAATAAAAGTTTTCGCTCTAAAGCATCTCCCTACAAAAGTGGATTAACCAGAGGCTATAAAAGAGGAGAAGTTTATCGTTTTGGTGTAGTATTTTATAATAAAAAAGGAGAGTCTTCTTATGTAGAATATATTGGTGATATTAAGATGCCTGATATTTCAGAAGAAGCAGGCTATACAACAGTGACCGTTCCTGGTCCTGGAGCTAAAGACTTTTTTCCTATATCTTCAGCTGCATCTAGTGGTGCTACAGTTCCAAACGATTATACTTATGGTCATGATTTAGGATTAAAAATAGATTTAGATTTTACATCTTGTCCTAGTATATTAGACAAAATAACTTCTTTCCAAATAGTAAGATGTAAAAGAACAGATGTTGATAAAAGAAGACCCGCTTCTGGTATAATTAAATCATATCATTTTCCAGATATAGGTTCAAACCCACATTACGATCCTGATCCAGAAGATAGAGAAGGTTATGAATGGGACAGTCCCGATGGAAATATTTTACATTTATATTGGACAAAACCCACTGGCTTTATGCCATCTGAGAGTGGAAAACCTTTTGCTGGTAGTTGGTATTCTTTTAATAATAATTGGAACACATATCGAAGATTTTCAGCTGATGAAAACTATAGTCCAATATATGGAGATTTCTTAGCTTTCTACAGTCCTGAAGTATCTTATAATTTTAACAGACAAAATCTTGAAGGAGCTGGAAAAGCACTTTTAATTACAGGTTCATATGCTGACTACGGCCTTATTTGGCAAGGTGCATCATCTACTACTAGATATTATACTAGTACTCTACATGATGAAATTTATGGAACTAATCAAAATAATCAAGAATTAGGATGTGACATATGGGAACAATATTTTAAAGTACGAACAACTAATAGAATAGATAGAGAAACCGTAGCTGAACAACCAGATGGTACTCTAGATACTGTATATGATGGAGGAGCAGGTTATCCAATATCATATAGAGGAATAGAATATGTAAGACAATTTAACAATGCTGGCGTATTCACAGATTTTGAAAAGGCTCAAGAAGATGTTGAACGAGGAGATAGAATGAGTAAAATTATAAAAACGTATGGTCCTCTAGTTTCGAGCCCTCCTACTCCTACTTCTTTTTATATAAGACCTGTTTATGTTTTTGTAGGAAATGAAGGAGCTGTTGGAACAGATGATCCTGATGATTGTCCTTGTGCAGTATCTCAACCAGGTCGTAGTCTTGGTGGTAATAATTGTGGATATGGAGGAATAGGAAGAGGATCAGTCTGCTTAACAGTGAATACTACTAATATATTTACCAATCCTTATACAAGTAATCCCGTTGTTGTTGGATCAACTGGAGTTGCTTTTCCTACAACTCCTACTAATGCTGTTGCTGGATCAGTAACCGATCCATGTTTTGGAGGTCCTAGCACATGGACAGGTAGTTTTGGTTATGTTTGGCCAGAGTTTCCTGATCAAAATTTTATCCCCAGTCCTTCAGGCAATGATTTTTTAAACAACATTATGAATACTCCAGTAGTAGACGTTATGTTGTTTAAGCAAGAAATTTACGGAGGATATACTAACTCTGCTTTACAGAATAATATATTTGTTCCCTGTTCGCCTGTAGTTACAACAGCACCTGTAATATCTAATTTAGAAGTTTACGGAGGAGATACTTTTATAGGAATGTATAGTATGCAAACAAGAAGTATGATTCTAGATGAGTATCCTTTTCCTAATGGATTTACAGCAGGTAATGATGAGTATAGATATGAAGCCAATGGAGGTTGCACGGAAGCTATTCCAGTAGAAACCCAAGTAAATTTAGACTTAGCTATGGGAGGTACTTATAAAACTAATTCACAAGCTTATTGGGTCTATTCTGGAGTTGCAGAAATAGAAGGATTCCTTAGACAAGAAGTAGGTAATTTATCTGATTCAGGGGGTAGTGGTACTTGGGCTAAAGTAAACGATGCGTATAACAATGCTTATAATCAAGTATACTCAGTAGAGCCTGCAGATAATACTTTAGGATTTTTCATCAAGCCTGGAAGTGCAACTGGTTGTGGAATAAATGATATTAGAGCATTCTTATCGGATGTTAAGATAAACGAAGAAGAAGTAGATTCTTGGTCTATATTTAGAGCCAATAATTATTATGATATAGAAGCTCAGTTTGGGCCCATAAATAAAATAGAAAATTGGAGAGACGAAGTATTCTTTTTCCAAGATACTGGCGTAGGAAAGTATAGTATAAACCCAAGAGCAGTAACAACAACAGAAGATGGTATACCTACGCAATTAGGTTCTGGACAAGGATTCCAACATCACCAATATCTAAGTACTGAAAACGGATCTATACATCAGTGGGCAGTAAAAGCTACAGATACTGGAATATACTACTTCGATGCTATGAATAAAAAGATATTCAGAATAGGTGGCCAAGGAAACGAGCCTCTTTCAACTATGAAAGGTATGCACGGTTTCTTAGCTAATTTTAATGGAACAGTATTAAGAAGAAAAGAAACTGATCAAGCTATAAGTTTAGGAGGAGATAATCCAATACAGAATAGAGGCGTTGTATTTTCTAGAGACCAACAAAACGATGAAGTACTAATGACTTTCTTAGGAATGTATAAAGTAGTAGGATTAACTAATAACATTAACTATGAAGCAGGTACTATTGTACAAATAACTCCTGGTGGCGGAGGAACAATACAATATTGGATAGTGTATGAAAGCTACACAAGTGATCCCGCTGCTTCCTCTCCAGCACTACAAGCAGAACTATCCACTAAAGCTAGTTGGGTAGATACAGATACTAGAGAAGGTAGGTTATTATATAGTATCTTACAAAAAGGAGATGGAGGAAAAAGTACTTTAGTATTTGATGAGGTTGCCCAAGCATTCTCTTCATTCTATTCTTCTACTCCAGGACTTTATATAGAAAATAGCAATATTTTAATGAGTGCGAAAAAATCTAAAGAAGGAGATGAGTTTATAGCCTACACTCATAATAAAGGAAAGTACGGAGAGTTCTATGGAAGTATTGAAGAAAGTAGTATAAGCTTAGTTATAAATCCAGATGCTGATATAAACAAAATACTTAGATTTATAGAATTTGGTTCTCAGGTAAAAGAAATAGGAGGAGACATAGATAGGAGTACTACTATCACTGCTTTTAGAGTAGAAAACGAGTACCAGGACACTACTAAAACTGCTTACAGCCCAAGTAATATAAAAAGAAGATTTGATAAATGGAGAGTTAAATTGCCTAGAGATCAGAAAAGTTCTTCAAAAAGAGGACGTTTAAGAAGTACTCATTTTGTTTTAACTTTGTATTTTAATAACTTAGATAACAAGGAGTTAGTACTTAATAGGATAACTTCTCACTATGATGTACAGGTATACTAATTAAAAATGGATAAGATAAGAAAATATAAACACGGCGGAGAGCCTCTTTCAAATACAAGGAGGATAGAACCTACTGTGTCTTATTTGCACTATTTAAACAACCAGAATGAATTTGCATACGGAGGAGAAGTAAACCCGCCAGAAGGAGAAGATTTAGGAATGTCTAAAGAAGATTTTATTAGAAGGGTTAAAACTGGAAAAAGTAGTATACCTACTCAAGCACTTCAGAATCAAGTAGACTTTTTAAATCACCCTTTCTATCAACAAAATGCTAGAAATGTATGGGGAGAAGATGCTAATCAAAATATAGCAAACCAAATTGATAGGATGAAGAGTGCTAAAGTAACACTAGAATCCAATTTAGGAAATGCTGCCGGAATGTTTCATCCACCTGGTATCATGAAGGGTAATGAGAGGGGTCATATAAAACTTTTAGAAAGCACTGATCCGTCTGAAAAACTTCATACTATGGAGCACGAACTAGGACATGCGTCTGATACAGGCAAAGCTTCTCATTGGTGGGATTATAATGACCCTGCTCGTACATATATAACAGATGACTTTGATAATGTAGTACAAAGGGGTGATGAAGATCCTTTAGCTAAAATGGAACCAGAATTTGGAAGTTATTATGATTTAACGCTAACTAATCCATACTATGACTCCCAAGATCCAGATTATTTAAAAGTACCAACAGAATTTAGAACAAGATTAAACCATGTTAAAAAATTAATGGCTAATGATAATTTTAACTGGAACGAAAAATCTGCTGAAGAAATTGCTAATTACATGCAAGAAAAAAAATTAGATAATAATATAAGCGACGCAGCAAGAAGCGAGTTACAACAGTTTTCACAATACAATCGAGAAGATGTAGATCAGTATCTGGACTATGGCGATGTTTACAGAGATTTTTTAAGTGAGGAAAATAGAAAAGGTAAAGAAGGAAAAGACTTTAGAAAACTTTGGAGACAAGGTGTTAGAACACCAGAAGAATTTATAAATGCTCACCCGTGGTATAAAAAAATGTTTCACAAAGAAGAAATAGAACAAATACTAGAAGATAAAGATGGAGATGGTAAAGCTGATTTCGAAATTTTAGATGATTATAAAGGTAGGCAACAAAACAGAGCGTTTTTAGACAAGGTATTTAAAGAACTTGCTCAAGAAAAGAATATACCAGATAATAGTTACAGAGTAGCTAGAAACGGAGGAAAGCCTTATCCAGGACCTCCTTATTATCCTTATCACAGTGCAAATCTTAAAGTAGATAAAAGCTACGATAAGAATCATGTACAACCTAGTGTATTTCCTAATGGTGGAGAACTAGTTACAATAGGAGATAAGACATATAATACGTCTAGTAAAGAATATAGAAAGTTAGTAGAATCTGGTAAAGTTAAACCGTACACTACAGATACTAAATCAGGAATAGGGGCATTTGATTATGGAAACCTTCCAGATTTTGAAGTAACAGCACCTACGCAAGAAGCTGTAGATATGGCTAAAAGTGCTTTTAATAGAAGTAAACAAGGGCAAGCTAAACAGCAAAACACACAAAATTTTCTAAATAATAACAGATATCGTTATCCTGAAAGTGGTGCTACAAAAGGGATAGTAGAATCAATGGTAGAAGGAGTTATAGATAATCCTAATAACTTAAGTTATTATCCAGGTGCAGGAGAACTTTATGATGCAGCACATTTAGGATATAGTTTAAGACAAGGAAATTATGGAGACGCTGCTTTTGATGCAGCTGCATTTACAATTCCTTTTGTAGGAGGAGCCGCAATTAAAAAGTTTGTAAAGCCTTATTTAAAAAATGCATATAAATACAATCCTTTTGCAACAAATTTAGAATCAAAAATTGCTAAAGAAAATTTATTAGCTCGTCAAATATATGGAGATGAAGCATACGAAAACTTTTTAAAACATGGACCAGCAACTGAGTACGGTAAAAATGTACCTAGACATAAACAAATACATGATTGGCTAAATGCTGATGTAGAAGATGTTTCGATTATAAGCAAGGGGGGAAAGAATGAAGGTAAACTTACAGTCGCTTCTACTATGACAGAAGATAGAAATTTTAAATATCCTTATTTTCAAAAAGGTAACTTATTCTTTGGTCCCAATGAAAGAGCATTATATAATGCTGATATGGGTAAAGGTAGAGTAATAATTCCTAAAGATGTCAATGCTAAAAGTTTTTATCCAGCAGGTGAAACAAGTTTTATCAGAAATGTTGATACTGCTCCAGAATCTGCTGTTAAAAGGTATTCAGGAGAAAAACATATATTATCACCTTTTGACAAAAATGCTTTTAATCCTAAAGCTTTTGATGTTTACGAAGAAACTCCTCATTGGTTGATGGGCAATAGAAAAATACAAAGACATGGTGGTCCTACAGATCCTGATAAAGAGTATTTAAAAAATTGGAATAAAGCCAGACTAAAAACAGGTAGATTTAATGACCAACTAGGATCCGGAAGAATAGAAGGGCTTAATCAAAATATTGATGAGGTCGAAAGAGTTTCGAGAGCAGAGATGTCAAAATTAATAGGAGAAAATCCAAATAGTAGAGGAATGTATTATAGAGACCCTGAAAAAGGTATGCATACATACTTTTCGGAACCTACTTTTTTACAAGAACTTACTAATTATTTTGGAGGAATGCCCCAAACAAATCTTCACGAATTAACACATGCTATGACAAAAGCAAGTAGTCATATTCCTGGAGAAGAATCTACTGGCCAAATAAAAGCAATACAAAATATACCTTTAGGAACAGGAGAATACTATGGTTCAAAATATAGTAAGATGTCGCCGGAAGGTAAATATGACGTAGGGCCTTATGGATATGATGGAGATGCTGAAGAAATTTTAGCACAACTTATGGAATATCGTAAGAATTTTAATGTAGACCCTAATAGAATTTTTACTGAAGATGACATCGAAGAAGTGATGGAAAATGTAAAAAAACAAGGAGCAAGAGGTTTATTCGGTTTAGAGGTATATAAGCCTAAAGAACTAATAAGATTAATGAATGAAGTTGCTATGGTAGACGATAAAAAATCAGATATCAATATGGCAAGAAACGGAGGTCCAACAGATCCTCCAAAAAAAGAATTAGAAATCCAACCAGCTGTTACTTCAACAACTTATGTAGATAAGCCAGTATTTGATAGAAATGCGTTTTCAGCAAAAATAGTTAAAGAGCTAGGAATAAAGCCGGACACTTCAAATGAAAAATACCACGAAACTGCAAAATCGTATGTAGAAAATGAAAAAGTAATAGATAGAGAACCAATAAGCGGCCTTAGAAGCTTGCTTCCTTATCCTTGTTATGACTATACATGTGTAGAGCTTCTTAAAGATGCAGATAAAGATATAGGAAGGAACTCTATACCGGGGAATATAAATAATAATAGGCAACTAAGAGAGTATTTATTAAACAACCCTAATTACACTACAGTACATCGTGATAGTACAAAACCTGGTGATTTAATACAATATTATGATCCTGCTAGTAATAATTATCCTTATCATGCGGGTATAGTTGATACAGATTCTTCGTATATTAGCAGTGGTGGGGGCACGCCTTATTTTCCGATTGGTAATCCTGTAGAGGTTAAAGGGCTAAAAACTTATAATACTTTAGACGGAGATCAACCAGGTACTGAGTGGTATGGTGAGTCAAAAGATCCTTATTATGCTTATAGATATATAGAACAAGATTAAAATTAATGTTATGGCAAAAAGAAAGAAAATTACTAAATATCCACACGGAGGACCACATAATCCACCAGCACTTTCTCAACAAGAGTTGGCTCAGGTAAACCAAGCATTAGCTGCAGGGAATACTGCGAATATGAACCAATTAATGTCGCCAGGTTTTTTACAAGGAAGACATACTGATTTTAATAAAGACGAATTTAAAGGTAGCCCTTTCTATGGATTTCCAGAATTTTCAGGAAATGTTACAGCAACAGGAAATAAGACTGGATGGGGTTTTGATTCTACACCACATAATAATTTAACAACTGCTGATTTATATGACCAAAATTTTATAAGCAATATAAACAGTAGTCCTTTGTTTGGGGTAAAAAATTATAATGAATTAACAGATGAAAAGGGCCAAAAATTCTATGCACCTAACTGGCAATTTAAAGGAGCTCCTACTGCTCCCACATTATACGATTACCATACAGGAACAGGTAATCGAAACATGCCATACACAGGACCTCTAACAGCAAACCAATGGCAAAAAAATCCAGGTAATCGAAACCCTAATAAAGCTCAAGCTTTAAAACCATTGAGTAATCGACAAAAAAATTTAGCGTACAAAAACCAATGGATGTATAATGATGCAGATGGTAATGTTGTAACTTATGGTGAACTTAAAGGAAAGGATAAAAGAAAGCCTCAAATTGCTCAAGAAGAGTATACTACTTATTTTAAAGGAGATAAAGAAATAAATGAAGGTCAGTATAATAGAGGACTAAGCTCTAATGAAAAAAAAACGAATCAATATAATACACAATTAACTGATTATAATGACGCACTGACACAACTAAAAACAAGCATGTTTCCTACTACACCAGTTGATCCAATAAATACAAGTACTTTAGTACCAGTTACTAAAAGATACGGAGGGCGTAAAAAATATAATAACGGAGGAGAACTTACAGAAGAAGAAAAGTGGAACGCTAAAAGAGAAGCTGAGTATAAAAAGAAGACTGCAGAGTTTGAAAAAAAGACTGCAGAGTTAGATGCTAAATTTGAAGCTGATAAACTAGGAAATGCAGAATACAAAAAACAATTGGCTGCATTAGAAAAAGAAAAAACAAGAGTTCAGAAAGTAAGAGATAATGTTCTAAAGACAGCAGAAGATTTGAATCAAAAGAAATTAAATTTATTTCCTAATACTGAAGATGTTTATAGTGATGAGCAGTACGCTTTAAATCCTAATTTAGAAAACTACGAAGAACTGCAATGGTATCTTAATTCGTTGAATAGTGGTTATCCTATTGGAGACGACGGTGAGACAGACTTTGGTGCTCCCCTTAAAACAAAACAAGAGCACCGAGAGGTAATGAAAAACATGCCTCAAGAGTTCAGAGATATTTTTCCAAGGCAAGGTAATTATGATTTATATATGGCTAATAAATTTAATCCAGACGGCACTTTAGATGAGGACAATTACACATACCACTCTGGCAGAGGCTTATATTGTACTCCAGGTTCTACAGATTGTTATAGAAGAGCCGGTGCTACAGACATGCCTATTGTGAGTGGAAATCAGGGTTTTGCTAAAAGATCTAAAGAAGGAAAAATTCCTTTTCAACTAATCTCTGATAGTGAAGCACAACCAGGAGATATAGGATTAAAATATGGTTATGTTTCTAAAAATTATGCTAAACCAGAGCTAGGAAAAACTAATAGAGTCCATCATACTACAATTGCTAAAGAGCTTGGTGATGTTAATAGTAAAGGTGAGATTACTAATATGATAGCATACTCTCCTAATGATGGTGCCAGAGAGAGTTTTAGGCCAGTACCAGAATATGCTGATTCTCCGAAGAATGTGCCTGGAGAAGATAGTGATATTATGTTCTACAGATACGTAGGACAAACTCCCCAGATGCAAGCAAATATAGATAATCTTACAGCACAAGGTTATAATAAAGAAGCACAACAACAACTAGCTATGATGCCTACAATGGGACCAGCTTATGTAGGAGGAAATACTCCAGTACGTACTCCTCAAGCAATAAATCCTATTGAAGGAATGGATAAAAGACAAACAAGGCAGTATCTAAAAAATCCTATGGGACAATATAATTACGATCAGTACTTACAATTACAAAACAACGATATGGTTACTAATAACAAATGGGGAGGAACAGTACCTCCTGCAGAATTTAAAAACGGTGGTAAAAAAGGCGGCGGAGATTGTGGATGTGGTAAACCTAAACCAGGAACTAAACCTACAAAATCTTCTACTAGCTACCAAAGCTTTGCTAACGGGGGTCCTAAAGACCCTCCTACACAAGAGGAGTTTGATATGATGGACCAAAAAAGTAAAGAAGCTCTTTCTAAGCAGTATCCAGGTATGTACAAAATAAATGCTGGCACACCTACACAAGAACAATTGAACCAATTTAGAGCTCAAAATATGATGCAAATGCAGCCTACAAATATGGAACTTCCTCTCCCTGCAGCAGAAAGCACTTATGTTAATACGCCTATGATAGGCAACTATGCTAAAGGAGGCTATATGGGAATAAACCCTGACCACAAAGGATATTGCACTCCTATGAGCAAGTCTACATGTACTCCACGTAGAAAAGCACTAGCTAGAAGATTAAAGCCAGGAGGAGATTTATACAGAGGAAAGAAAGAAAATGGTGGTTATAATTATGCTGACTCTGGTTTTAATAGTGGAATGCCTGCAGGAGTTACTCAAAGAAGTTATTTAGACTACATCAACGGAGGCCCTTTAATGGCTAATGGCACTGTGGTATATGATAACGGAGGAGGTATGGAACAGTATTCTAGCGTACCTGTAGATAGTTTTGATACTGGCGGTAGTCACGAATCTAATCCTTTAGGAGGAATCCCACAAGGTCCTAATGCATTAGTAGAAGAAGGTGAGAAAAAAATAAAAATCCCAGGAACTGAAGAGAGCTTTATAGTATCTCCTAAAATTATTTTAGATAAAGCCACAGCAGAAGAATTTGATTTACCTAAAAAATACATAGGTAAAGATATGGTTAAAATATTCGATAGTGTATTAAGAGTTAACTCTAGAAGAGAAGGTGATACTATAGAAGAGCATACTAAAGAATTAGAGATTATGCCATTTATAGAAGCCCATACATTATTAACTGAAAGAAAGAACGCTGAAGAAGAAGCGGCTAAACAAGCAGCATTTACTGAAGACATGGATAACATGATGACTGAGTATCCTGAGTACATGCAAGCTTTAATGAGTCAACAACAACCTCAACAACAAGGACCGTCTCCAGAAGAACAAGCTATGATGGAACAACAAATGATGGCTCAACAACAAGGAATGCCTCAAGGTCCCCCTCAAGGTAGTATGCCTATGATGGCTAAAGGAGGAATGATTAGGCGTGCTGATGGTTCTTATAGTAGAAGAGGGCTGTGGGATAACATTAGAGCTAACAAAGGTTCTGGTAAAAAACCTACGAAAGAAATGCTTAAGCAAGAAAAAAAGATTAAAAGTATGCGTTCAGGAGGAAAGATGTGTTATAATTATGGAGGAGTAGAAACCCCTGAAGCATACGGATACCATGACTTTGCTCAAGAAGGCTATTCATCTATGCCTGCAGGAGTCACAGATGCAAGCACTGCAACAAATACAAATAGTGGATCTGGGTGGGGAACTGCAGCAGCAAACGCAGCAGTGGCTATAGGACAAGGTGCGGCTACCAACGATGATTACCTTTCAAGCGAAGCGGCTATGAATCAAAGTGCTGATCAAATAATAAGTATGATTCCTGGATATGGAGCATTTCACGGATTAGCTTCGGGAGCTTCTGATATGGCAAGAGAGCAATTAGGAGAAGAGCAGTATGATTCAGAAGGAAATCCAACTGGATATAAGAAATACGATAATCAAGCAGAAAAAGCAGGAGATGTTTGGCTAAAACCAGAACATGAATACCATACACAAAATATAGCTGCTATTAAAGAGGGTGAGTCTGGAGCATGGGGAAGATTAGCAATGGGATTAGTACCAGGAATGAATCAAACATACACTATGTTAGCAGATGAAAATATAAAATCACAAGCAGCAACTAGAAATGGAGGTAACATACATGCTTATGGAGGCCAGGTAAAAGATTATGACTTTGGTGCAGTAATGAGAGGCGTGGGCACAGGATTAGAAACTGCTGCTCCATTATTATCTAAAATACCAGTATATGGTACTCTAGTAGCTACTGCTGCAGGAGGACTTGGTGCAGGTCTAGGTAATGTAGGAACAGGAGCAGACTTTAAAGAAGTTGCTAGAGATGTTGCTTTCGGTGCCGGGAAAGGTGCTGCTTCAACTGTACCTGGTTTAGGTGCAGTAGTATCAGGAGCAGAATCAGTAGTAGATTCTAAGATAGAAGATGCTAGTGAGAAAAGAAGTAAGGAATTAATTGAACAAGGTGGTGAAGCTGCTGAGAATGAATTAAAAAGACAAAAAACAGATGCCACAGTAAATAAAGTTATCGGACTAGCGGGAACAGCAACAAGCTTAGGAATGAATGCTGCAGACCAAGCTGCTGGTGAAGCTTCCGACGCATTTGGGGAAGCTGCTTTAGAAGGTACAGCAGACTTAGCAAGTTATGCTCCTGAAGGAACAACTACTGGAATGGTAGACGGAGCAATGGTATCTATGGCTCCCGGTACTATGGCTTATGGTGGATTTATGAATAGAAACTTCAGAAATGGAGGTAGATACAGAACATTTGCTAATGGAGGTCCAGTAGATTCTTACGCAGATATTCCAGCAGAAGATTTAGAATACATCAAAAAAATCATAGCATATGAAAGAACTCATGGAGCAGAAGATGGTACTGGATTAACAGATGCTAAATGGAGTAAAAACAAAGTTGCTTCTATGGCAGGGGCTACTGATGATGAAAAAGCTGCTTTATTTATTTATAATACATATGCTGCAGATAAATCAGGAATGCCTCTTGATTTAAGAATGAGAGCTGTAGATATGCATTTGAATAGTGAAGACCCTACAGGTTCTATGTTAGTTGCAGCAGGTCTTATTAGTCCTGCTGAAAAAGTAAAGTTACTTTATACAGCAGATAACAAGGGTAAGTTAAAGTACGATCCAGCTAAAGCAGAAGCTTTGTTAAAAGAATGGGAAAAAACAGATGAAGGTGTGAAAAAATTAGCTGCTCTTGACAAGGCTAAAAAAGATCCTAGATTTATAAAAGCTTTTGATTCAGAAAGAATGAGGAGTTATAAAAATACAACTAATAAAGCTGGGGCATTTGATAACACTTGGCGTCCTAGAGTACACATTTTTGATGAAGGTTTTGATTATGATGAGTATCAAAATATGCTAACGACTGTATCTGATTTTGATAAGAAAATTGCTGGTTTAGATAATACATCTGCTACTTATGAAGACGATTTAAAAATTCTTCAAGAACAGAGAAACGATGCTGCGGAAGATATAAATCTTTTTGAGTATCAAGAAGATCCTAATGACCCAACAAAATTCACGTATACAGGTATTGGTCAAGAAGATGTGGATTACTTAGCAAGTGATGATGAAGGAGAAGAAGAAGATCCTCAAGATCCTTTTGAAAAAGCTGATCAAGATGATTATACAGCACCGGATGTTACAGATCTTAAGCCTAAGTTTAAGGACTTAGCAATTGGAGCTGCTCCTGCACTATTCGATATAGGAAGAGGTCTTCTTGAAAAAGATCAACCTTTAGAACTAAGTAGAATAAACGAAATTAGTAGTCCTCGTATTAATTTAGACGAAGCACAAAAAGCACAAGACAGAGCATTCGCTGCCCAACAAAGTGCTATTAGAAACGCTGCTCCAGGAGGAGGAGCCTATCTAGCTAATCAACAAATGGCATATCAAAACTGGATGCAGAATGCTGCTCTACTAAGAGAAAGAGAAGAACAGCTTAATGCACAGATTGCTGGCCAAGACTTAAGAACCAATGCAGGTATTCAAGCACAAAACATAAGATTAGATGCTAAAGAACAAGATTGGAGAGCTAAACAAAAAGCAGCTAAGATGGATCTAATAGGGTCAGGAATGGGATACTTAGGAGATATGGCTGCAGAAAATAGAAAGAATAAATTTATGGTTCAGCAATATTTCCCAGCAATAGCTCCAGTTATGTCCGACTATATGCAATGGCAAAAAGAAAAAGAAAAAAACGAAGAAACTGATTAAAAAATAAAAGATGGCAAATCCATATTCAACTCCTTTAACAGCGAGATATAAGTATAAACCACTAGATGTCAGTGTGTTAGCACAACCACTTGCTCAACAACAGCAGCAATATGACTTAACAGAACAAGCCGTAGATGCTGCTCAGTTTGAGTTAGCAGGCCTATCTCCAGATAGTGAAAGAGCTAAAGAAATAAAAGCAGTTTTAGGTGAGCAAGTAGGAGATATTTCTGAAGGACTGTTGTCCAAAAGAGATTATAGAACAGCTGCTAAAAATCTAAATAAACTAAATAAGTTTTATAATAGTAACGAAGAGATAAAAGCTATTAAAGGAAACTATAATGCTTGGCAAGACGCTATTAAAGAGCAGAAGAAAAGATTAGTTGGAAAAAATGCAGACTTAAGTCAAAAACAATATGAAGAGTGGTATCAAAAATCTATGATAGAGTTTCGTGACAAAGGAGGTACTGACTTCAGAGACGGAGATTATAACACCATAAATACAATGGGAAGAATGTCCGACATGGACAAAGAAATACAGGATTATGCATATAAATTAGCTAATGCTAGGCCGGATGAAAAGAGAACTATATTAGGAAAAATCCAAGATGTAGCAGGACATAGATTCAAAGATCAAGTAATAGATACAATAATTACTTATCAAAACAAGGATGACATTACTGCTGAGCTCTACAATCAATTATCTAGTTCAGATAGATTTAAAAGTTGGTTAGATGAGAAAGCAGAATATAACCATTTCTTCCAAAGTTATGGGAATCCAGAATATGCTGCTGACATGTATGGAAAATATCATGCACATTTAGATGAACAAGAAGAGAATATAATTAAATCGAAAGCAAAGAAAAAACAAAAAGAAGCAGCATTAGCAAATGTTGAAGAGCAAAGAAGAAGTTTAACAGAAGGTTATGCTAAAAGCAAAGGAGATTATATTAAAGGTTTGGTTAAAAAAGCCCACACACAAGATTACTTAATGGGAGTATCTTCTAGTATGGCTGATGTATTTAACTTTCAAGATATAGAATATGATCGTACTTTCGTAGATGATTTTGAAGCAAAAGAAAATTATAAAAGGGCAATGAAAGCTGCTGATGATGCTCAAAATATGTTTTTCTCAGTAAGTCCTGATACACACGTTGCTCCATTAGGACCAAATGGAGAAGTTTTAACAGGAAAAGAAGATCCTGGAGAGCTTATACAAAACTTAATTGGAACATCTTCTACTACAGGAATGAATTGGACTCCTGGTACTGGTACTGGTTTTAAAGGATTAGAAACTAATATATCAGGAACTCAAGTAGCTTTAAATAATTTACAATTAAAAATAAATCCTTTAAAGCGTCAAGCTAAAAGAGATCTTCAAGCTGCTAAAACAGAAGAAGAAAGACAAACTATAATTAATAATTATAATAGAGATAATGCAGACTTATTCGATAAACAAAAAAGACTACAAAAAGCTTTATCAGAACAGAAAGCAGTATATACAAGAGAAACTGATAGAGTAAAAATTAATATAAAGAATAATTTAAATAGGTTAATAGCAGAAGGAAGAAAAAAAGGACAAGATGTTTCTTGGTATACTGAGCAATTAAATCTTATAGAAAACAATATTTCAGATCCTTGGAATCTTTCTATTTCACAAAATAAAGGGAAAGTTAGTATATCTGGTTACTTAAAAGGGATGCAGGTAGATAGTAAATCTAAATATGATAATAGTCCATTATTAGGTGATTTAAGTTTTGCACAGCCTGGTGTTCCCGGATATGATGTAATAAGATTAGATGGTATAACTAGTGCTTCTCAAGGTACTAATCTTTCAGGAGTTTTAAGCCCAGGAACTGTTGATGCAGGTGTTGCTGCGGGAGCCCTCTTATTAGATTATGCTACATCCGATTCAGGAGGAGACATTATTCCTGTACAAAGGATGGCTGGAGAAGATGATAGAAAACAAATACAGAATATTAAAAATAATAACAAAGAAGCAATACTTGAATTTGATGTTTCCAGCTCTGACTTTGATCATGATTTTGCAGTACTTCCTTATAGCCAATCAGGTTTCGTACAACAAGCTCACGATAGAAAAAATTCTTGGATAAAAATGTTAGAAGAAGAAGGATATACAATTGTTCAAGGACCACGATCTAATAGTGATAAGCATGCTTATTTAGATGATATAGTAGTACACCATTTAAGAGCTGTTCCTAATAGCCTAATAAAAAAGCAAAAAGAATATGTATCAAACCCAAATAAAAATCAAATGGCTATTCTACAAAAAGGGGTCAGTGAAGAATTATACAATCAACAAATGAGTAGAAGTACTCAAGATCAAGGGATTATATTAAATGATGCATCTAATTCAGTATCAGGAGGAGTATTTAACCAATTAGTAGATTATCAACAACAAGATACTAATAACGCTAATACTCATAGATTTTATATGAATGAAAATGGAAGTTATAGAATGGCTAGTGATGGAATGAATAATGAAGAACCTAATCTAAATTTATACGAAGCTAGAGAAGTAGTAGGTACATCTACTGTAGACGGTAAACAAATCCCCCTAATTAGATATGCTTTAAAACAAGATTTAACAGAAGGCCAAATAATAAATGAAATTTCTAGAAGTGGTAATGTAAAAGCACAGACAGGAGGAATGAGTGCTGATGAAAAAAGAGTGTGGAGTGCTACTAAAATGGGACTTTTAACTGATGATTGGAGAAATGTGTTTAGTACTGATGTAGTAGTAGGAACTCTAGGAACTAGTTTCGCTCTAGGAGAAGCTGTTAAAAATACTAGAAAAACTTTTGAAAATATAGCAGAATATGGAGACGGAGCACAAACTGCTAACGCTTTAACACAATTAGCTCAAACAGAAATTTCTTTAGATGGTAAAATGCAAGATAGACTTGCTTTAGACTATATAGATTTATTTCAAGGAACAACAAACGAAATAAGAAATCAAGGTACTCCTTTTGCATTCCCAGACGGTTCTTTAGGAAGATATGATATTATTTATAGAAGCACAGGGGGAGGAGGAGTTACTCAAGAAATTACTTTAGTAGATGCTAAAAAATATCCTAATGAAACCGTAGGAAAAGAAATACTTACACAGAGTCTAAGTAACGTAATGAACTCTGATGTTCCTGCCTTTATGAGATCTTATGAATTACTGTATGGAATCAACACTAATCAAGCGTATATGAATAATATACTAAATAGAGGACAGAATATTGATGTAGCTAGCGTAGGAAGATAGTCAATAAATTTAAGTAAATTTGGATAAACAATAAATATGTCGGAAGAATTAGAAAATGAAATACCAGAAAACGACTTAGATGCAGTAAGTGGTTTACCAAAAGATTTTGTAGAGAGAAGCGTTATAGGAGGAAAAATGTCTCAGTATCTTACTCAAAGCGAGGCAGCTATGTCTGGACATATTCAAGGTAAACAAGGAGCTTCAGGATTTAAGGGAAATATGGGACCATTTGTAAATCAAGATTATGATTTAAATGAGATGGTAGAAGGGGGAGAATATGAAGATGAAAAACGTTTTGATCCTTTAGGACATCTTGAAACTAAAAATAATCCATATGGTCTAGATGCTAATATTCCGAACGGTGTAGACTTTTATGCAAAATTATCAGAGTTAAACCTAAAACAAGGAACCCTGGACTACGAAGATGAGTTAGAAGAAAATCAAGGATTCTTTGAGGAACTGACTAATACGGGAATAAAGTTTTGGGGTAAAGTCGCTAACTATACTGCATTAGGTATAGCAGGTTTTGTTTGGGGAGCAGGAAAAGCTATCGTTAATTGGGATATCGATTCTCTTATGGACAACGAAGTTTTTAGAGGAATGGACGAAGTTGATGAATGGCTTAATAAAAGATTTGTCGTACATGGAGGAGCAGACTATAGATTAGCCCAGGAAAGAGGTGCGGGTATTGGAGAAAGGTTTTTATTAGATCCTACAAAAGTACTGGCAGATGATATATCAAACGCAGGATCTTTCGTAGCGAGTGCTATCGTAACTGAAGTATTATTAGGAGCAGCTACTGTAGCTACTGTTGGTGGAGCTGGACCAGCTTTAGCTGCCAACACTGCTAGACTAGGAGTACAAGGAGCTAGACTATTTAGTACAGGTGTTAGAGTATTAAGAGGTATAGATAAAATGGCTGACATGGGGGCTGCTTTAAGAAACGCTACACGGTTTAAAAATATGGCTGGTACTGGAAGAGCTATATTAACTGGAGCCGGTTTTGAGTCAGCTATGATAGGTAGAGAGACTAAAGATAGAGTTATAGAAAACCTAGCAGCTGATTATGAAGAATACTATGGAAGACCGCCTTCAGAAGCTACATTAGCAGAATATGAAGAACTTGGTAACAGTGCAATGCGTCAGGCTTATGCATTGAACCTACCACTAGTAGCAGGTAGTAATATGTTACAGTTCCCTAGACTATTTTTAAAAGGATATAGTGGAGGAAGAAAATTAGTAAACGGACTTAGATTTAAAGGAGGAAAGTGGGCTGCTAAATATGATGAATTTAGTAAAATAAGAAAAGCAGGACTTTGGACAAGAAAAAGTTTAGGAAGAGGTGTTACTGAAGCCTGGGAAGAATATGCTCAAGGAGCTATGGAAGAAGGACTAGTAGATTACTTTAGTGCTAACTATTCTGCAGACGCCGCAAAAAATGGTGTAGGTTGGTTAGATGCAATGTCTACAGCTGGTTCAAAATATTTAGGAACTACAGAAGGACAAGATAGTGCTACTATTGGATTTTTAATGGGTATGGTAGGAATGCCAATGCCTTTTAAAATGAATCAAAAAACAGGAAAAATAGAAAAAGGTTTTGGCTGGTTCGGGGGAGTTGCTGAAGAATTAAGTAATCAAAAGCGTAGAATTAAATCTTTAAGAAATGCTGCAGACATGCTAAATCAAACAGATGCAGGACAAGCACTAGCAGCTAACTATCAGAACTTTATAAGAAACATGGCCATAGAGCAAGATAAAGATAATGCTCTAATGAATGAGGACCCTTTTAGTTTTAAAAACAGTGAGCACGATCAGCTTCATAGTTATGCTATGACTAGACATAACATGGGACTTTCTGATACTATGTGGCAAGAACTTGATGGATTAGAAAAAATGTCCACAGAAGATTTTAATAAGGCTTATCAATTAAAAGGAGTTGATGAGTGGACCGATGCTACTAAAAAAGAAGTTCTAGATAAAACTAGAGCTAAACTAAAAAGAGTGGTAAAAGTAGCAGAAGATGTTGATACTCACTTTAATAACAAAGTAATAAGCAATGTTCCTGTTGGTGAAGAGGCAAGTTATGCTGCAGTAAAAGAACAGCTAACATATTTAGCATCTACTATTGACAACGTTGATGCTAGAGAAAAAGAATTAGAGGATAAGATAAGCAACCTCACAGGGGGCAATGTAAACTCTAATAGCATAAAAGCAAGTAAAACAGTATCTGGAATAAATGAGAAAACAGGTCAAGCAGAGTTTGGAACATTAAGAGATCCTAAAGGTAGGTTTAAAAGCCAAGACGCCGCTTTCAAGAATCAGATGGAAGAATGGAAAGAAAATGATCCAGGAGGCTATGCTTTAAACAAAGACGAAGTAACGGATTTATATAACGACACTAAGAAACTAAGCAACAGAAGAAGAGAAGCTGGGGGGCTTTATGAGTTTCTATTTACTAAAGAAGGAAGTGAATCATTTAAAAAAGTACACGAAAAACTTCAAAAAGATTTTGCTAAAAAAGTAGCAGATGCTGTAAAAGAAAAAGTTAGAAATAAGGCCAAAGGAACAAAAAACCAAACGCAATCTAATAGAAATAAAAGAGACGCCGAGTCTACTAATACAGATGATATCTGGGGAGAAGAAGCAGATCAGCAAGCAGCGGCGGCTAATGATAATGTAATTAGTAAGAAAAAAGGACCTTTAGCAGACTTAGCTAGTGACGAAGAAATGGAACCTGGTATTCCTCAAGAAGTAAAAGGAATTGATATATTAGAAGATATAGCAGAAAATAGATCTAATACATTCTTAAATAAAATACTAGATGAAGCAGAAAAACGAGGGTACAATACATCCGGTATAAACTCAATACAAGATATTCTGAACATAACAGCTTTCCAAGATCCTGAACTATTTGCTGAGCTACAAAGAATAGCTTTAGAAATGGCCCAAACAGCTAGTAAGAATAGAACAAGCGAACGTGAGCAAGCTTCAAAAGCAGAGGCTAATAATATAATAGGTAAGGACCCAGAAGAAAACACAACAGTCCCTCCAGGTGATATTATAAAAGAACAAGAAGATGCTTCAACTGAAGATGAGTTTATACTAATGCTAGACCAAACAGGAGACATTTATACTAAAGGAGAAAATGTTACAGAAGAAAGTATTATTCTAATAACTCATGATAAATCTTTTGATGATGATGGAAATGTTATAACATACAAAGGAAGACCTCTCGAAAGCCGTAAGAAAGGCGATCAGCCTGAGTTACTTAATTCTCAATTAAATAATCCTAATTTCTTATCAGATTCTCAAATAGAAAAAGAAGGAGGATCTGTTGAGGTTACTATAGTATTATTAAATAACAATCATAATTCAAAACCAGGTAATCAAAATGGAGAAGGAGCTGCTTTCGGAATTTATTACGATGGTATATATTTAGGAATGTTACCGGAGTATCAAAAAGGAATGCCAGGACAGTTTTTAGAATTAAGGAAAAAGGCGTTTGAAGCAGGAGCAAACGGTAATACTATTACTCATTCTCTTATACAAAAAATAAACACTCGAGTTAATACTCAAAGAAACAATACTGGAAAGCCTGTTCGTAATAATCCTCTTAGTATTATAAAACAAGCAATAGCAGAAGGAGCTAGTTTTATAACTAAAAAAGGAGGAAAGATTCCTTTAAAGTTATGGTTAGTATCTAGTGTAAGAGATAAGCACGGTACTCCTGTATTAAAAACTAACGGTCTTAGTAAAACAGTAGTAGACAATATAGCAGGAGATGGAACCAAACTACAGGAAGGACATATTTATATGCTAGTACCTCATCCTAAAGGACTGTTTCCTGTAAGATTATTTTCTCAACCTTTTAGCAATGTTTCTGACAAAGCTAAATCAGATGTAAAAAATTTATTAGATACTTTACAAGAGCAATCTGGTAAAGATGAGGATAAATATAAAGAAGCTAAGGAAAGGTTAGCAAACGTATTCCACAATGTAAACTTTGATTTTTACGATGGTAGGTATATAATAACTAGTGAAAATCCAGCTATAGTAGAAATGTGGGGAGGAAAGGTTTTACCACAGTCTGAAACATCTAACTCTGAATATATTGTAATGGCTATGGGGAACTTAGTTCCTAAAGTTGCTTTTAATAATATGAATAATAAGGGCACACAAGGTTATTATGTTAATAATGGGTTTATAACAACTGATGTATTTAGTGAGGATGGAAACTTCTTCCACTCTTCTGGATTTACATTAGATAGTTACTCGAGTCCTGAAAGTAAAACCGCTGCTAATAATATAAACGAACAAGAAGATACTAGTAAAGCAGATAGTCTTGAGAATCAAACTACAAAAAATAAAGCAGTAAATGATTCTCCTGCTCCACTTACTACTGTTTTATCAGAGTTGCAAGTAGCTAGATGGGAAGCAGAGGGTGAGATAGGACCTAACACTTTACAAAAAGTTATTGATAAGTTTAATAATCAAGAAGAAGAATTAACTACTACTGAACAAGAAATAATAGATCAACATTATTCTAACATAGCAAAAGAAGTAGCAGATGCTGCCGTAGAAGATGCAGCTCCTGAAGGTTGGAGATTGGTAGTTCCTGGAGAAGTCCTCCCTATGGGTAGTGAAGTTAGAATGGATGTAACAACTGGGCAACAGTTAGTTAAAATAGAAACTCCCTCACCAGAAAAGCCAATAGATACTGATGGAATAAGTGGTATACTACCAGGTTTAGATCCTGAAAACTCAGATGATAGTGACTTAAGAACTAGAATGACTGACAAGACAGATGGTACAACATTTAGTGAGTCAGAAGAAGTTCAATGGTTAGAAGACAAATTAGGAAAAGAAGTAGTAGGTAAAACAAAGATGTTTAATTCTCTAGAAGATTTAAAAAGCTATTTACCTAAGCAAGTTTATCAGATGCTTCTTAATGCTAGAAAAAACGGCAAGAATCTACACGGACTTTTCTCTAATGCTGCTTTATACCTAAACTCAAATGCTTTTGAAGGGACCGCATATCACGAAGCTTTCCATATAGTATTTCACCTAACTCTTTCTCCTAAGCAAAGAGCAGCTATCTTAAAAGAAGCTCGTACAAAATATAAATCAGAGCTAGCAGAGAATGCTTCCGAAATAGAAGTAGAAGAGTTACTGGCTGATAAATTTATGGAGTATGTTCAATCAGAAGAAGGTACTAGAAAAACATTATCAGGAAAGATAAAGAACTGGTTTAGAAGTACTTACAGAATGATTAAGACTTTCTTCAATGGTAATAATAACATATCTATAGATGAGGTTTTTGAAAATATTCAATTAGGAGTTTATAAAAACAAGCCTAAGTTCCAAAGCACAAACTTAACAGAATTAACCAATCCTGTATTCCGTACCGCACTGCGAGAAGAGTCATACGAGAATGTTGCTGAAGAATCTCAAGCCCTAGAATATTTAAGAAGCAGATATTTTGGAATACTAGATGTACTTAGAAAACAAGATGCATTAAAAGATTTTAAAGATGCTACTGACTCTGAGTTAATTAATAAAGTAGGAGTTCAGTATATGGATGACCTAGTACTCACTCAGTTATTAGGAGACATTAACAACCTCAATGCTGCTTTAAATAAAAATCTTACTGAAAATAGAAGAATAAAAACTGAGAAAGTATTATCATTACTAAACAACTTAAAAAGAATTGTAACTAATAACAATGTTGGAATTAGTGCTGCGGAAGATGGGGGCATGTTTAAGCTTAAAATAGGATTCAACGAGAAGAAGCCTGATTTTATGAATAAGTTCCACAGGTTATTAAAAGGAGATGGATTAAATATTAAGACCAAAAAAGCTACCGGTACTATAGAGACTTATGATACTGATCAGTTAACAAACGAAGCAGAAGAAAGCACTCAAGAAGAAAACTGGCAAAGAAGTAATATAGAGATTAATCCTAAAGATACTTTAAGTGATCAACTTAAAAGATTCTTTAATTCTGTTCCTAAATATACTAGAACTAAACAAGGATATGTTCCTGCCACAAATGCTTTTGGAGTTCCATTAAGAGAAAGCTCTGCTAGAATCTTTTCTTATTTGGGAGAAAAAATAACTAACTCTACAGAAGGAGTAGACCAAATGATGGAGAAATTAAATTCTCTAAAAAATGATAAGCCTTTTGTAAAGCATATTATAGAAAAACTTTCAGACCCTGCAAATGAGTCTGTAAAATCTGATTTGTATGTTAACCTAGCATCAAAACAATTTATAAAGTTCTTATCAGTATTAGAATCTAATGATGAATATAGAGTATTCTTCTCTAATAGAAAGAGTGCTGAGAATCTGATAACAGAAGAATTAGTTGCTAACTTCTTAAATGAGAGAAATAAATTATTTACAAAACAACCAGGAGGAGGTAGAAACTTTGAGAATATTGATATAGCAGAAGCTAGAAAATTTAAAGAATTAATTGGAAAGACTATAAAGTATTTACAAAGCGTTAAGCCTAGTAATGAGTCAGAAAAGTTAAACGACAAATTTTTTAATGGATTCGCTAAAGCATTATCGGGAACAGGTGCTCAAAATAATTTAGGATTTAGTTTAACAGCAGATCAGATAAAGGATAATCTTTATAAAGAAATAGACGGAGCAAGTGCAGTAGGTGTATTAAGAAGTTTTGTTAATACTCTTGATAAATTAGCTACACAGTTAGAACAAGGTAAAAATCCTTTCTTATTTCTCAAAGCTACTGACCAAGTTGATAAGTCTAAAGTAGGTAGTAGAAATATTGTAGAAGAATTAGCTAAACACTACTCTAAAATATTCCAAGGAGAAGTACAGTCTGCTTTCAGAAATGTAGAAAATAAAACTGTTTATAATATTCAACTAGCTAACTTTTTAAGTCAGGCCATAAGTAAGTTTAAAAACAAAAAACAAAGACAAGACTTTTTAAGACTTATTGCTAACGATCCTTTATTAAGTAACTCTCCTTTCTTAAATGATTTAGCTCAAAATGAAAAACTACAAGAAGAGCTGGATGTTGTTTTATTAGATGGTTTTAAAAGACAAGGTAAAAGCAGAGGAGTAAAGTATACAAAGCTTTCTAACTTAGAATTAGAAGCAACCTCAATGGGAGCATTCTTAAACCAAAGTAAAAATTCTTCTTATGGTTACTATAGATTACCTATACCAGCAGATTCTCCTACTATACCATTTATAAAAATGGGAAAATATACTAACGAAGAGATATTAGATAAACTAGTAGAAGTTGCAAGAGGAGAGTTTAATAGAACTAAGAGAGTAATGAATTTGCCTGAAAATGCAGAAATAAAAAAGATTAAAAATTTCTCTAAAAACTTTGGTAAGTTTAATCTTCTTCCTTTTTTAAATGGAAAAGTAAATTACTCAGAAAAATTTAATGAGAAGCAAGTAAGAAGCACTTTAGAAAAATGGTTAAATGATGAAACCTCCAAAGGATTTTTTGGTTCTCAGCTAGAGGCTTATACAGAAAAAGGTATTATCAAAAACATAGAAGGAAATAAAATAACATTTGCAGAAAAAGTATTAGATAAAAGAATTAGGCAAGAAGGTAAAGGATTCTTTAAGAACTATTTATTTAATTCTTTATATGCTAATACTCAACTAACTACTTTATTCTCAGGAGATCCTGCTTTTTATAGTGGTACCGTAGATTATCAGAAAAGAAATAAACAAATTCTAAGTCCTAAACTTTATTTAGATACTAGTAAAACAAGGCCTAATTATTATTTGTCAGTAATAGCTGATAATGAAAGACCTTCTGAACAAGAACTAGTAGATACTTTAACAGAATTGATAGAAAGTTCTGATCTTCCAGCAGACAAACAAACAGAGTTAATTGCTACGTGGACTTCTGCTGAACACAACGAAACAGATGCTCAAACATATATCCATCCTAGAAGATATAAAGAAATCATGGAAGGATTAAATAGATGGAGTGATAAGCTCGAAGCAAGTTATCAAAGAGTGCTTCAAGGTAAAGAAACAATAGAAGATATTGCGGTTTTCCCTCCTATAAAACCATTCATGTATACACAAAACAGAATAAACGGTTTTGTAGTACCAGTACAAATAAAGAACTCAGAAATAATGTTAACTCCTTCTATGGCGTTAGCTAAAGAGGGTAAAGAATTAAAGTATCCTAAACTTGCTGAGGTTTATCAAGCAATGGAAAAAGAAAGAACTATGGAAGACGGTACCGTTTACCAAATAGATTCTATTGCATTTGAGTCCGCTGTTAAGGTAGGTGGGGATGCCATAGCCCCTACTATGGAAGATATAGATGGAGCTAGAGTACTTACTTTAAAGAACTCTGATTTTGGACTACAACAAGAAACGCCTCCTCACTATCTAGATGACGTTACTAACTACGGTACTCAATTGAGGAACTTAATTTTAGCAGATATTAATCTTGAAGGAGATTATGTTTTAGATGGTCAGAAATTAAAAGGAAAAGATATAGCTAGACTGTATCAAGAAACTATTGCAGAAGATCTAAAGGCATCCTTCGATAAGTACAAAAAACTATTTGAAACAAAAGATGGTAAAGTAAATTACGAAGCATTAATCGATACTCTTCAAAATGAGGTAGATAGGAGAGACTTAGGAGATAACGCAAGAGCAGCTATAGCAGCTATTAAAGTTAACCAAGGTATTAATAAAGGTGAAGTAAGACCTGCTCTCCCTTTCTATCATCCTGCCCATTCTATAATGATACAGAATATCTTAAACGGCCTGTTTAAGAAAAATGTAACGAGACAAAAGGTAGAAGGGGGAGCACTTATTAACACCTCTTCTTACGGTGTTTCTGATACTTTAAAATGGCATAAGAATAAAAAAGGTGAGTTAGAGTTTCAAGTACTATTACCGTGGTGGTCTAAGAAATATTTCCCTAAAAATGAAAAAGGAGAAGTAGACATTACTAAGCTTCCAGACGAGCTTAAAGAATTAGTAGGATATCGTATTCCTACTGAGGATAAGTATTCTATGTTCAAAATGAAAGTAGTTGGATTCACTCCTGCTACTATGGGAGGTACTCTAATAATGCCAAGAGAGGTAACTACTATTGCAGGTCTGGATTTTGATATTGATAAAATTTATGTAATGACTCCGGCTTTTAATGTAAGTAAAGACGGTAAGCTAAGTAAAGTAAAACCTTTAACTAATAATACTAGCCCGGAAGTAGCAGCTAGCAAAATCTTTAATGATATAGATACTCTAGAAAAATTTGTTAATGAGAACATAGATAAAGAATACGCTGATAACATAATGAATTTTAGAAGAGAGGCTAATGAAGCTGTTGTAGAAAATAAGGAGCTAAAAAAAGAATTATTTGAAAGTGAAGAGCACAAAAACATTTATAATGAAATACAACTTATTAAGTTACAGATAAAAAATGCAAAAACTGATGAAGAGACTAATGAAGAGATACCGTTTTTAGTTAGTAAAAAAGATAGTTTATATGAACAATTAAAAGACTCTTTTGCTCCTTATAATGCAGCAATAGAAGAAATTTATAACAATAAAACTACAATAAAAGATTATTTAGAAAAAGTAATAAGAGATGGAGATATTGATCTTACAAAATATAATGGTAAGAGAGAAAGAGATAATCTTAAACTAGATATAGTAAGCAGTATCTTAGGGAATAAGCACACTGCGAAGAGTTTAGTTTCTCCAGGTAACTTTCAAAACTTATTAGATTTAGCAAATAAAATAAGATTATTACAAGCTGGTAAAGAAAAAGAAGCATTAAGTTTAAAAGGTAAAAAGCTAAAAGAAGCTGCTGATGCTTTAGACGATATTAATATGTTTAACATAGTATATCCTTCTACTCAACTAGAATTGTTTGAAAGAAATATGGCAGGTAAAGAATTAACAGGAATCTTTGCTAATCAAAATACTCACGCTGCTAAAGCTCAGTATACACAAATGGAATTGAAACTTCCTATACTAGTTGATGGACAAGAGTATATGTATTTAAATAAATCTATAATAGGAGATACTAGGATTTCTGAAAAACTAGCATCTTACTTAGCAGCTGTTGTGGATAATACAAAAGAACCGATGTCTGCTTTTATAAACTTAAATACTTTCACTGCAGATACTGTAGCATTATTAACAAGATTAGGTGTAGAAGAAGATACTGTGGCTTATTTAATGAATCAGCCAGTAATAAAAGAGCTCACTAAATTATGGTTCCAAGAAAAGGGGAATTTATCTGAAGAAAATGTATTTGGAGAAATCTTAGAATTATGGAAGGATAAAATGCTTAGTAAATCAGGAGCACTATCTTTAGAAGAAATAGATAATCTATTTGAATCAGGAGGAGTGGAACTTAATAAAAATAAACTAAGAGATAACTTACTTCCTGGAAATCAAGGAACTGCCGAATTTTATAAACAACAGTATATAGCTTTATTAAGTTTTGAAAGCTTAAGTAAAACAGCTAAAGAACTTTCTGAGTCTATACAAGCTTCCAGAGTAGATACTAAAGGATTAGGAGCAACAATGGCTGAAGGCTATGTGTTCTTAGATCAACAAAGAAGATTAATACAAAAAGAGGAGAACAACGAAAACTTAATTTTTGGTATAACAGAAACATTCACTGGCTCCGAAGATCAAATTATGATGCCTGCTTTTAACGAAAACGGTATTATAAAACCATTATCTTTAATGGATACTTTATTTCCATACAACGGTAAACAAGGTACAGAAGGAGAGTTTCTTTATAATCTTTTAGGCTCAGTAAAAAATTGGTTTTCTAATCAAAAAGGAAAAACTTTAGGATTAACAGAAAGAGAAGTTAGGCTTATAGAGGCCCAATACATGGGATACATTTCTTCTAATTTTCCATTCTTTAGTCATACTGAGAATGAGCAAATAATAAAAGAAACTCCTAGAAAACTGATAGACTTTAAGCATAAAAATCCTAATTCTCAATTTGCTCCTTTATTAGATTCATTATATGTAAAAGCTCCTGATAAGCAATTTCCTTTAGAAAGAATAGAATATTATAAGTCAGGAAAAACTCCTATCCAATCAGAACAGATGATTAAGAGTTGGGAGATAATGATGACTCGAGGAACTAAAGAAGAACAGGACCTAGCTTTTGACTTAGTAAAATATGCATACCATTCTACCGGTTTCGAGTATACTCCTTATAGTTTTGTACAACAAATTCCAACTGCTTTCTGGACAGATGACTTTGGAAGAGATAGAGCAGACAGAGGATTAGTTGATGCAAAAGGTAGAACATATAATGAGTTTTTATCAGTAGCTGATGACTATATAAGAAACACTCCACTATATATAAATCCACAAAGTATAACTGAAAAGTTTTCTGAAAAAGGAGGAGGACAAGTTGCTAATAACTTTATCCACCAATTTTTAAGAAACAACTTTGATAGGGATGGTTTTGTAAAAAGTGTTACAGCTAGATCTAGAGGTGCTGCATATATTAAAGGAAAAGGTAATAAGCCTGGATTTATTTCAATTACAGCAAGTAGATTTAGTCCTTTTGCATCTTTTGGAGACGGTATGGTTACTTATGTAAAAAGATACAATAAGAATTTAAAGAAGAATGAGTTATTTAGATTCAGTCAAGTTATAGAAGGAACTGCTATATATAATAAAGTAGAGCCTTTAGGAACTACCAATTTCTTAAAAGTATTTAATGCTAATGGAGCTATAGAGGGAGATTGGTTAGAAAGAACTAAGAAACCAAAAACAGGGAAAGTATTATATCCTGGCTTCGCTAGAGAAAAAGCTAGTTTTAAAGCTAACATAGGAACATTACAAGACCAGGTAGACAATACTACAACTGTTAAACCTTTAGTTAATCAACAGAATAAAGAAGACGTAAGTGGAGGAGCTCTACAGAAACTATCAGATAGAAATGATTTAAATCAAGTATCTATGGAAGATAGAATTAATGACATGGCTGAAACTGCAGTACAACCAGTTACTAAAATTATATCTGGGGCACAAACTGGTGTAGATCAGATTGGTTTAGAAGTTGGAAAAGGGTTAGGAATGAGAACTGGTGGAACAGCTCCTATAGGGTTTCAAACTGAAAAAGGAAAAGATACATCCTTAGCAGAAAAATATGGTATAAAAGAAATTACTGCGGAAGAACAGAATACGTACGCAAAAGGTAAAACTGATGCCTACACTGCTAGAACAGAGATGAATGCTTTAAATTCAGATGGAACAGTTTATTTTGCTACCAATGCAGATAGTGCAGGAAAAATTGCTACAGAAAGATATGCTAAAAAACATAGTAAGCCTTTTATTCTAAATCCTACGGCGGAACAATTAAGAAAATTCTTAGCTGATAATAATATTAAAACTCTTAATGTTGCAGGTAATAGAGGTAGTAAACTTACTGCTCAGCAAAAAACAAATATTAAGAATATTCTTACTACTGCATTAAAAGCTCCAACACAACCAGCTGCTGGGGGGTTAGCATCACTAGCTTCTGAATCAAAGGGAGAAATTACTCAGAATGAGTTAGATAAGATAAATGAAAATATAAAGAAAGCAGGCTTTAAAGATACTTATAGTATGGAAAAATTTAAAAAGCTATCTTTACAAAACCAATTAAAAGTAAGAGAATGTTATGGCTAAAAGTTGCGTAAGTTTAAGTAGTCCAGAATTTAAGAATCTTCTAGAAGAAACTGGTAAAGATATGTTAGAGTTAGCCGCTGAAGTATCCAGATGGCAAGATGCTAACGGTGTAGAGAATTTTCCAAACCGTGCTCAATTAGAAGATTATTTTTACGAAGAACTTCCTAAAGACATTATTTCAAAATCTGTTTTGGAAAATATGGGATTTCCTACTGGATCAAGAACAAGCTTAGCTATAGCTTCCGCAAGAAAAGCTCAACAAGATGGTAAATTTAATAATCTGGAAGAGGGTATAAATTGGGTTCAAGAAAATCTTGTAAAAACAAAGAAAGAAGATAATCTATATTACCAAAACAGAATAAACGCCAGAACCAGAGCAAAGAAAAAACTAATCAAGTTAGGAATAATAGATAGATATAATAATATTATAGAAGGACAGCTGGGGGAGTTTAGAAGAAAAGGAAGAGAATGGTCAAACTACTATATACAAAAAGGAGTACTAAAACAAGGAGAACAGTTAATAGTAGATGAAAGAGGTAGTAAAGCTTTTTTCAATGAAGACTTTTTTAAGAGGGTAGACCAAGCTAATTTTCAATTAGAAAAACAATCTGGATTAGCACCTAATGAAGACTTAAACTTAAAGTTAGAAGCTTGGGCAGAGAAACACGGCATAAGTATAGTGGCCATGGAAACTCTAAAGAAAAGGCTAGAAGGATCTGGAAGATATGTAGACGGAGCAATAGGTGTAGCAGATATTGCAAACCAACTAATAGGTATTGCACAAAAACAAGCTGATATTACTACATTACCTGAAGAAGTAGCTCACTTCGCAATAGAGTTATTATTAGAAGATATCTCCGTTCAAAGAGCATTATTAGCAGTTACTGAAACGCAAACATATGCAGACGTAAAAGAACAGTATAAAGATATCTACACTACTGAAGAACAATTTAGAAAAGAGGCTTTAGGTAAAGTTTTAGCAGAAGAAATTATAAATAAGAATAAAGAGGACGTAAGTAATAAAGGAGTAAGAGGATATTTAAATGGAATAAAACAAAAGTTTAGTAGATGGATAAATAAAACATTTGGAAACCAGACTACTAGGGACGAGTTGAAAGAAATTTTAGCTCCAATTGCCTCAACGATTTTAAAAGGAGAGTATTTAGGAGATGTTAATTCTTTAGAAGGAGATCCTTTTTATTCTCTAGAAGAAGAAAGCGATAAAATTATAGACGTAGACTCTAAGGTAGAAGAGATAATGCAGAATGCAGAGTTTATAAAACCTTCTGATAGTGAAGGAAATATAGTAGACGCTTCTGAAGCTACTAATTATATTAATACTAGAACCGGAGAGGTCTATGAAAGAGTAACTAGTTATATAAAAGGACCTGTTTCCGAAAGCTCTCTCTTAGATACTGCTAATTTATTAGGAAATAAGGCTGATGAATTTGTTAGAGATTTCTTTTCTGGAGCAATGAAGGACTTAAGTGAATATGATTTAGCACCAAATGTAGAATTGCAAAAATTCTTAGAATCTTTATCAATACTTAAAGCCCAGTTTACTGCTAATGGAGAAAAAGTAATAGCTAATGGTATTACTTTATATGACGAAAATCTAGGAATAGCAGGAACAGTTGATCTTTTAACATATGATAATAAAGGAAACTTTAGAATCTATGATATGAAAACTATGAGGGGTAACCAACTAAAGACTACTTATAAAGGGGACCCTAGAAATGTAAAATATGATAGTACTCTATATGGTCAATCTAATAGAGAATCTCATATGAGACAACTATCCTTATACAGAATCTTATTAAATAATACACACGGAGTAAAAGCAAAAGAATTAGGAGTAATTCCTATAGTCTTTCCTAAGTATCAAGCAGGTACAACTTCTGTATCTTCTGTTAATATTCCAAGAAATGGAAATGTTGTTTCTATAATAGGACATAAAGCTCTAGATAAAGTTGAAGATGCTGAATTAGATTTAGAAGAAACTATAGAAGACTTTGATGCTGAATTTATAGAAAATCCTCTAGATATCAGTGAGAACGAAATGAAATTAAAGTTCTTAAATGATGCTATAAGTAGTTTAAAAAGCAGAAGAAAAGCATTACAAACTAAAGGTAAAAAACAAAAATCTAAAGAATTAACTAAAGAAATATTTAAAATTGAAAAGAAAATAGCTTTAGGAGAATTAGATGCAGGGATACAAGGATTACTGTTGCTAGCAAAAAGTGAGACAGATAGTATTAGAGAAACTCTAAACGGGTATAGAAAACAGGGAGCATTTGCAGATACAAGTATTTTAAAAATGTCAAAAGACTTTTTAGATATGTATGACGGACTGTTTACTTCATTACTTGCAGAAATGAATATGTGGATTCCATCAACGGATACTATGGAATTACAGACAGAAGTAGAAGATTTCAGAGCTGATATACAAAAAATACGAGATATTAATTTAGGATTAATAAGAAGAAATGTTGTATCTAAATTAGATTCTGAAAATAGAAATGCTTTCGGAGAAGTAATAGATCCTACTTTTGATGCTAAAGATATTTACAGAGAAACAGAAGCAGATGCTTCTTGGTGGAGAGTCTTAACAGGAAGTTATTCTAATTCTAGTAGTAATATATTAAAGATTGCTATGAAAATGATTAAAAGAGGTATCAATTCTGTTAAAAGATTTACAATAGAAACTGGTAGAGATTTAATTATTTTAAAAGATGAGTTTAATAAAGCAGGATTTAAACAAGAAGATCTTGTTGAAGTAAATAATGAAGGTAAAAAAGGAGCTTTTATAGTTTCAGAATATAACAGACATAGGTTTCAAGAAGATTTAGATGCTGTTAGAGCAGAAGTAGCTAGTAAATTAGGATTTGAGTCTTTTGAAGAAATTATAGTAACATCTTTATCTAAGAAAGAAGCAGACTATTATACCAGGGCTATTAAAAATTTCTACACAGAGAATACTCAAAAAATAGGAGTAGAAGAAGAAACTGTGGGAGGACAAAAATTAATTATTCAGAAAATAGTACCAGCACAAAAATATTATAATAAGGAGTTTGCTAAAAATATGGAAAACGAAGCGTTTGCCAATTACTATAATCTTTTATTAGAGACTAAAAAAGAAGCCTTAGCAAAATTACCTACTAATTATCAAAATGAAAATGCTATGTATTTGCTCCCCCAAATAAGAAGAACTTTCATGGAGAGGTTAGGTAATAAGAATCAAAGTTTCTTAAAAAATATGCTTCAAATTGGAGAAGATTCTTTTTTATTAGATGCTGATGATACTCAATTTGGAGATTTAAGTAATATAAAAGCTAAAACTGTTCCTATTTTCTTTAATAACAGGATGAGAACAGACTCAGATATTTCTTACGATCTAGCAAATACTTATACTCACTATGCTGAAATGGCAGAAAACTTTAAGAGCATGAATAAGCTTGCTCCTGATTTAGAAAATATATTAACAACAGTAGGAGAAAGAACTTATATTAAAGGAAAGTTTAAAAAAGAAAAGAAAGAAGGTAAAGAGTCTAACGAATATAGAGCATTAGAAGGTATGTTAGATTTTTTAGTTTATGGTAAAGAAAGAGAAGTTAATGCTTCTGGAGTAATAGGAGACTCTTGGGTAGCTAAAAAATTAGGAGTAAATGGTAAAAGAGTATCTTGGACTAAAGTTTCTCAAAAATTTGCAAGTTATATCAGAACAAATAACTTGGCATTTAACTTAGTAACCTCTACTGCAGGTTTAGTTAAAGGTAGTATCGATTCTCATATAGAAGATATGGTGGGTATTTATACTACACCAGAAAGTAAACTTTGGGCCCGAGGAGAGCTCCTTAAAAACCTATCAGCAGTAATGGCTCAAATAGGTAATCCAAAACAAACTAATAAAATGCATCTTATTTTAGAGCAAAATGATATAGTAGATCTTGGAAGAAGCTTAAAAGATTCAGAAAAAAATAGAATAACTAGAAAAATAGTCAATAAAGATTTTTTCTTTACTAATTATATGATGGCTGATTATGTAATGAAAGGAAACATTACTCTAGCAGTATATGATAACTATAGATTAGTAGGGGATAGATTTGTTACTAAACAACAATTTGTTAATACAAAAAGAGAAGAAAATTCAGAAATTGATAATAAAACAATAGATGCTGAATGGAAAGAGCTTAGAAGTAAAAACTTATACTCAGCTTTTGAGATGGTAAATGATAAGCTTGTAATAAAAGAAGAATATAAAAATATTGTTACTGAAGATGTATTAGACATAGTTAAAAATAGAATAACTCAAATAGCTGCTCAAGTAGACGGAGTTATATCTCCAGAAGATAAAGGAGCATTAGCTAGAACTATATTAGGAGATTTTGTCTTAATGCATAGAGGATGGTTTTTATCTGGTATAGACAACAGGCTTAAAAAATCAGGAATGAATTATCAAACTGAAGAGCATGAAGTTGGTTATTATAGAGCATTTGGTAGTTTTATAAAGAAATTTTGGGCAGAAGAAGGACCAGGATTACAAGCAAGATTTGCTTCTTGGGATAAATTAAGTGCCGCAGAAAAAAGAGGTGTTAAGAAAACAGTATTAGATCTTGTTTATATGCAGGCTATAGCAATTATTGCAGCAATGATTGGAAAAGCAGCAGATGATGATCCAGATGATTTTACATTAAACTTTGCTGCTTATCAAATGAACAGAATACTATTAGAACAAAAAGCTTTCATTACGCCTAAAGAACTAATAGAAATTATGGATGAGCCTGTAGTAGGAGCAAGAACAGTGAGAGAGTTAATGACTATTAGTGATGCCTTAAACTGGTCAGAAACTTACGAAAAAGGAATGTATAAAGGACAATCACATGCTTCAAGATGGTGGCAAAGAAGATTTCCTACTAGAAATTTATACGAATTACAATTCCCAAAACAGAAAAACAGATTCATAAAATCTATATTAGACTCACCAACTTATAATTTTTATGCAAAAGATGATATGGATTTAGGAAGTTTCTTGGGAATAAGTGGCTTTTCTAATATCTTTGCAGATGAGAACGCCTCAGACGGATCTCCTAATAGAAGTTATAGTGACTCAGAACTAGAGCTCTTATTAGATTTAAATAGTGAGGATGAATAAACGACAAATTTTTTAAAGGCCAAGTAATGAAAATAAATGAGAGCACTGAAGTTAAGTTAGATCTTAAAACAATAGCTACTGTGATAATAATAACTGCTTCTTTTGTAGGTATGTATTTTACTTTACAAGCAGATATCGAAGAAGCTAAAAAATTACCTCCTAATGAAATAAACAGAATAGAGTATGATTTAAATAAACAAGCACTACAAAAAGAAATCGATGATTTATCCGATAGAGTTACTGATGCAGAAGATTTAGTAGAAACAATGTTTAGATTAGGATTAGAATTAGATAAAGAACTACATAAGATAGATGCTAGTTATGATAGTCACATGGATCAGAAAATAAAAGAAATAGAAAATCAAATCAAAAATAAGTCTAATAAAAAAAGAAAAAATAGATGAGAGATTATTTAAGATGGTTCTTTACAGAACATATAAAAAATGGAAGAGGTAAGCTAAAGTTAGTAGCTACAATATATGGTGTGTTTCAAATAATATATGCTACTCCATTAATTCTCGAAGAATATTATGGAGGGTGGATTCCATTACTTCCTGTCATTGCAAGTTTTTTTGCAATGTGGGGATTTTTAATAGGTATTATCTATCAGCCTATTAATATTTATGTAAAGTTAAAAAGACTTGCCGCAAGAAAACTAGAGGCGGAAAAGCTTATTATAAAAGAAAGAAAAGCCAAGGTTTCTAAAACACCCAAGAAGAAGGACGTCAAAAAGAAGACTACTACTAAGAGGGCTGTAAAAAACAATAGCAAAAATATAAAGAAAGATACCAAGGGTCTTAAATAGATGCCAGGCGTCAGTTATCTGTACAGGATAATTTATTCTCCAAAAGAGCTTTCTTCTACCCATATTAGGATTAAAATTAATATATTTATTTTTCCAGCTTATTTCTGGATTCCAAAATCTAGCATTAAGTTTAGAAAATACAGAGGTATAATACTTAAAAGATATTATATCCATAACAGCATTGCATATGCCTGAAATTATAACTAGGATTAGAGATATCATGTCTCAATATAGGGATTTTTTCCGACAACGCAATCACTCATCTAAAGTTTGGAAAGCAACCATCGTTAAAATAGTTTGTTACACTATGATGGTTATAGGTTAAAGCCCTATAAAAGATGGGTGATTATAAAAAAAGGGTAGCGTTCTAAATGCTACCCTTTTTATTTAACTATATAACCTCAGATTTATATAGTTATACAGAAGTCTAAAAAGCCAAGAATAGACTTCTGTTTAAATTTTATGGCTGGGTGCTTGGATGACTGAACATTCTGCACCCATTTAAGGTTAATATGGTCCCACTAACCACCAATTAAATAATACAGCCAGAACCCTAAATGTCGGCGTGTCATGACTTAGCTTGTTAATCTGACTGTATTAATAGTAATTTTTGGCTCTATTTTCGCCATCATCTATAGTCTTATAAAAATCTAAGTCTATATCTTTTATTCTTTTTAGATTTTCTCTTTGCATAAGTCGTACCCATCTAATTTCTTCTTTAGAACTATCAGTACCTAAATTAGCCATTAGAGAAGCATTCATATGTAAAAGAACATCGATTTTAAATCTTTTAAGCTTATCCATTTTTTGTTTTTTTAAAGTTAAGTTATAACAATGAATTTCATCTCTTCCTAAATCTTCCCACTTATATTGAGGGATTTTACCGAAGTCATCTTCATTATCATAATAAGAAATTGTTTTACCTCCAAAGTAAATTTCGCATTTCATTCCTATTCTTCTAGGACGATCTGCCAGTATTTCTAATAAAATTTCTTTGTATAAAGATCTAGCATAATCTATTTCTAAACAAAACATATTAGAAATTTCTTTTATAGACTTTCCGTAGTTTACAGCTTCTCTTAATATTTTTCTCTTACTTTTTGTAAGATCACCATTTAATAGTTGTACCATATTTTTCGTTTAGTATTTTATCTGCTTCTGTAAAATTAGAGCATGTCCAATCTCTGTTACCCTGTCTTACTGCATACGCTGGATGTTCTGCAGTTAATACATGCATATTTTCACTAAGATGAGGTGCAAATGCTTTTGCATGTCCTCCCCATAGCATAAATACTATACCAGGATGATAGTCATTAATAGCAGTTAATACTGCAGAAGTGAATTTTTTCCATTGTTTAGTATGGCTTCCTGGCTTACCTGCTCTAACAGTTAAAGCTGTGTTTAACAGTAATACTCCTTGATTAGCCCAGTCTTCTAGAGTAAAATCAAAATCCAAACAAAGTCCGCCATAGTATTCTTTTTCTATAAGACTGTGAATCTTTAAAATGGATCTACTACGAAGATTAGTGTTTACATTATTTGCAAATGCCATTCCATTTGCATCTCCATTATAATATGGATCCTGTCCTAAAATAACAATTTTTAAATCATCCCAGGGACAGGCTTTAAAGGCTTTGAAAACATCTTTCTTCTCAGGATATACTGTATTAAGAGCATATTCTGTTTGTAAAAATTCCATTAGTTTTTGCATATAAGGATCTTTTAAAGTATCCCTAAGCTTAAGTGCCCAACCTTCTCCCAGTTTGTTCACCCAAAATTGTTTGTTTAGTGTCAAAATATATATCTAATTTTATTCCAAGGAATTATTCTATTGTGAACTTCCTTAAATTGGTTAATAAATTTTCTTTTTAGAGGAATCTTATATCTAAGATTTTTACCTCCGTATTGAGAAGTTTTATGCTCCTGAATCTCAGAAGTCCATAAATCATCTTCAGCTCTAGGATTATATACTAAATTATAATCATGACGTTTTTGATTGTGTGTTAAGAATATGCACTCTGCAAGTACAGCATCTTTATAATCTACATAATCATTCATCATATGAAATATAAATTCATAATCTTTAAGCCAGCCATCATATACTATAATAGGGCTGTAGTTAACATGTACATCATATCCTGCTTCTATAAAAACATTGATAGCTTTTATTCTATCTATAATTTTAGTAGTACCAGGTTCATGTATAGATGACATATGTTGCGGCATAAGACTAAATCTAACTCTTACTTTGCCCTGTGGGTTAAAATCAAGCAGTTTAGGATTTACATATTTTGTAGCAAACGTAGCCATAGCTACAGGATGTTCTACAAAAAATTGAAATATTCTTTGCCAATCATAATACTTAGCATGAAGAGCAAAGTCTTCGTTACAGCTAATATCATAAGTCATATATGTACTATGTGTTTGGTTAGGTTTTTTAACGTCTGCATAAAAATATGCATGATCATTAATTTGTGTAAGTATGTCTCCAATGTTTGTTGCTACATCTAAGCCTTCTGGTTTGTGGCGTTTCATATAACAGTACGAGCAATTATATAAACAACCATAACCAAAACTAGGGGTAATGTAATCGCTACTTCTCAAAGACTCTCTAATTGTAAAAGTCTTTCTAGTAACTTTATTTAGTTTCATCATATAATTTTTTTAATATTTCGTGCCCTCCTTCTTCGTGCTCAATTTCTCCTAACATAGATCCAAATACTTCATTTTCTTCTTCAAGTCTTAAAACCTCATCTCTCATCATGTCATATAAATCATAAGTTATTTGGCAATCAGTGTATTTTTCACTCATATCTAAATACTTCTTTATCCAAGTTTTATTTGCTTCATAAAGCTTGTTACATCTATTATTCAGATTATAGTTGAGTAAAAATAATGTTACACTTATAATACACACTACATAAAACGGCCTCCTAAATCGGTCCTGTGTTGTCTTCATCTTTTTTAAAATTTATATTACTATCTGCTACATGTTCGTTATAACTTGCTTCTGAATTTGCACATGCTTCTAAATCAGATAAAAATTCGTCTACATTTTTAGCTACCCAATTAGGAACATCAGAAACATATTCTTCTTTTCCATTATCCCAAGTTATTTTAATTGTCCAGTGTTCTACTCTCATAATTTATTTTTTATTCCATTAAACCTATTGGTGCTACTACAATATTTCCTACTAGAAAATCATCAACCATACTACTGGCTATTTGATTATGGTGTAAGTGTCTGAGTTTACCTTCTTCATTTATTATTAAGTCGTACTTACCGCATCTAGACTTTCTAATTTCTATATATCCACCAACAGCTTCTTGTAAATTGTCTAAGTCTAAATCCTTTGTAAAAGGAGTTATAGTAGAAACTAATTCTTTTCCGTCAGTAAGACTTACTTCTATAAGAACAGGTGAATCTAAAACTAATCTTTCTTCGTGTTTCATGGTAATTGTTTTAAAAGTGTGAAAGTACTTTAAAATACTCCCACACTAAGTTAGTTATTGTTTTTTAAATGCTAAAAAGAACTCTCTCACCGCAAAACCTGCAGCAAAGAAAGCATAATTTATACTCCCATTAATAAAGAGTGCTAGGCCTATACCACCGATAGCGGCAGACTTAAACCAAGACTTGTTTACGATTTCTATAATCTTATCCATGTTTATTGTTTTTTTTATTTAGATATTTTTCTTTTACTTCCTCTATATAAACTTCTTCAGGATCGAGGAATCTGAATCCTGGTTTAGAGTCTTTACCTAAAAGCCAAGAAATAGTATTTTCTAAAGACCAAGAGTAATAAGCTATAAAAGCTTCTCCATAAACATGTATATACATATCATGTTTACCTCTATTTTTTCTCATGAATCTGTCATACCTTTTCATTACTCTAGGAGACATTTTACCTTCTTCGACTTCAATGTGTATTTTATCTGCCATAAATTTATAAATTTTTAAGAGGAAGAGTTTATAATTGTTCTTCCTCTAGTGGTTCGATTTTTGGTTTCTTTCTTAATTGTTTAAATATTTCGAGACAAAGCTCTTCTTTCTTTGGTTCCAATATTGACCATACTTCTTGATCCAATAAATCAGCATCTAGTCTACTTTCCCAGGATTCTTTTAGAGCTTGTGATTTGCTCAAAATCAAAGGAATAGTACTAGCTTGCCCATTATTTGGATGGAAAAAATTATTTTGAAGTATAGCTTTTTTGCCATCAGGACTTATTTTTGAATACTCGCCATTCATTACTAATAAATAATCTGCCTTAAATTTATCAGGTATAGAATAGACTATGACTAAAGAATCCTCTCTGTCATAGTCATCCACATAATTATCGAAAGCAGTTACTGTATCATAAAAACATTGAAAATCAATGTCTTGATAATAATCTACAAGCACAAAAACAAAACCTTCTTGATATTCCGATATAGTACAGTCACTTGTATAGGCATTTACAAACCTATTATTTAAGACTGTTTTTCCAAAACTATTCTTAACATGACATGTAAAAATAGACTTTGGAATATCTAGTAAAGGAAAAAGAAAGGTTGCCGTTTTAGTATACTTGAGCTTCCCCATAATTTAAACAGTTAACTCTACACAGTGCGACTCATAATATTCCATAGGGTAATCCCACTTATCGTTTTCTGTATGAAATTTATATCTTTTCATAGCTTGATGAAATCCTTCTACAACTTTATTGTTGCTCAGAGTTCCACCATTTAAACCAATTTGTAAAATTTTAGAATTAGAGCTATAAACTAAAGGTTTATTTATAGAATCTTTTTCCGCAACAAACCATTTAAAATTATTTATGTGATAATTATTTAAGTTAGTACCAGTTATAGATTGCTCTAAAGCAAAATGATACACAGCTGCTTGAAAATCATAACGATATTTCCATAAAGAATAAGGAAAACCGTATACAGTATTCGCAGTAGTTTTAACATCTATAGGTGTGATAGTTTGTAGCTTATGATTAATAAAAACTAAATCTAACTCACATTTCATAGGAATACTCTCAAACTCAAATTCAATAACCTTTTTCTTAATCAATTCCATATGTGATTCTTTAGGTTTTAAATATTTTGAAATATAAGAGTCTGACATTAAAGAAGCATGAGTAGTAACAGCCTTATAATAATCTTCACTAGATATTACTGTTTTACCAGCACTATCTATTAAATTTTCTAAATAAGTCTGTCCCTGTTCTATTACTTTGTTAATTCTAGTATCTTCTTTCCAAGATTGGCCATAGTTTACAAAACCACATGCCCTTACAATACTATCTTTACAATCTTCTAGCTTGACAATAAACTCACGGGCTTCCATATGCTCATCATAAACATAGTCCACAACAGTCTTAATAGTATCACTAACTGCTGATTCTCCCATGATATAAAACTTATCAGTAAACTCTGTGTCTTCAGTTACTAAATGATCAACAGCACTCCCAAATACAAAATGAGGGGCTATTGTTCTTTCTTCTGTCATATATCTTTCTTGTGCCCTTATAAATGATCCTGGGCTCTTTAGGATCTCTTTTAACAAACTTTGATTTAATTTTTCAATAGTCCGATATTCTATTTCCATCTTTTATAGTTTTAATATTATACACTAATTTTCTTTCTTTTAGAGTTTTAACGGGCCTAAACTCGTAAGTACTCTTACTAATATAATCTACGGTATCATCCGGAATGAGATTCTTTTTAATTAACATATCATCTAAAGCTTTAAGCCAGACTAATGCTAAATTACCTATATCCCAATTTGCACGGTAACCCTCCGCAGGGGGTTTCCAATTAACCCTCCTTTTTCCTGTCTTTCTATCTCGTAAAGACTTTACATTTCCATAATTCAGCGGAGCATAAACAATTAGATGTGTCTCAATAGGAGTATCTATAGTTAAATTATTAGGTATATGCTTCTCGATATAACCGTGTAGAGCCGCCACGAAAGCAGCTCTTACGGTAAAATGAGATGAGGCATATATTTTATTATAACCAATTTTTATCCATTTGTTTTTACTCTGAGGAATATGTGTTATAAATTCAGGAAATTCTAGTTTTATTTCACTTACCATTTATATATCCTTAATCCTTCCCTTAGTAACAATAGTCATTTCTACTAAACTAGAGCGAAGATCAGATACTAAGCTAGTATATTTAGCAAAATCTATATCAGGAGGAAGTATGTCTTGTTTTCTAGAATACGTAAACTTGGAAGTATCTAAAAGATCTTCAAGTTGCTTTTGATTATATTCATAGTATCCTAAATCTAATAATTCATACTCAAATGGGATAACATTCCTATCATCATCATATTCTATTACTGAAACAGGAACATACTCACAACATCTAAGTTTTCCAGAATCTGCATAAGGACATGCTACTACATTCATAGGATTAATTAAAACACCTAAACCATGCTCTCCAAAGTAACCTCCTTTTAGCCATTCTGAATTAGCAGCATGAAGTCCTCTAGAACAAGTAGCATCTGCATTAGAATCACATTGTTGTCTAGGAATAGCTACTGGATCTCCCAATCTAATAGTCATCCTGCCTGAATATCCATCAGTATATATAGTAGCATCCGGATTATCTAAATCCGATAAAGCATCATACATAGCTTGAACATTACCCAGACAAACATGTCCCTTGTAAGGATCTTGAGTATCATCTAAATTATTATAAGTAGTTACAGATTTAGTAGGAACAGCTTCAATAGAATCTGCTAATCCACTTTCTACAAGCATTTGAGCTATTAAAGGACTATCAGGAATTTCTACTACTTTTTCGTCACTACCTATAGAAGAAGCAAACTTCTTGTGTTTGTGTACTGAATAGTATTTATCTATTTCATCAGTAGGAAACCCATCTTGCATTATATACTTTGCATAAAAAGCATAATCATTAGGATCTTTCTTCTCAGCCTTTAATTTAACCCATTCCTGAGCAATAGCCTGATTCTCTTTTAAATTACCCTCTTGTTTAAGATTAACATTTCTATATGCTACAAAACATCCAGAAGGAGTCACTGTCATTTTATTCTTTTTCAAGAAACCATATAAATCTTCTCTACATCTAGTATTAGGATTTAAAACACATAGTTTCCAAAAATTAGATAAAGCAGAAAACATTTCAGAAGATTTTAAATCTGCTTTACGTTGGTAATTATAAACTAACTCTGAAGCTAAGAATTGAGGTATAGGAATATCAATGCCTTTCATAAAAATTTGAGAACCCAAAACTCTAAAAATAGGATCATTTTTACAATTCTTCATAAAGTCCACTAAATCTGCATTATATTCTGCTTCTTTTTTAACCTCTTCAAACTCTTCTTGCATTTGTTTTTCTTGAGCAGTTATCTTAGGAACAAATATTTCTTTTATTTCTTCTACTGCTTCAACATCTCCCTCTTTAACATTTAGAATCTGCTCATAAATATTGATTAATTCTAAATCATCATTAAAAGTTCGTTGAAATAACTCTCCTCCAATATTGCATATTATAGTATTGCCTACTTTAGTTGTTTGTATATTCATCGCTGTCGTTTTTTAATCTAATTAAATTTTGAGTACCCCACCATCTGTTTATAGCTATTCTTAAAGGAGGTAGGCCTTTGTCTATACTCCATTGGTCTTTCCTTTTAAAATGTATAGCTCTTGGTGTTAACTTTACTACTGTTTCTACATAAAGCTCACTATGCATTGCCCTAAGAACTTTATCTCCAGGGCGTATTTCTTTACCGAAATAGTCGGTATGTTCGTTTGTTGTCATTTTTTATTAATTTAATTGTTTTTCTTCAACAAATGTATGTTCATCTGTCGTCTCATCGTTTCGATTGTCTTTTAACCAAGATACTTCCTCATTGTTAAACATAACATAGTAATAAGAATTTATTCTTTTAAAGCCTTTTATATTTCGAAGCCCTTTATTATGATTTCTTATATATCTGGCAATATGTAAATAAGGAAAATCTTCTGTATTTTTCCAAGTTAAATAATGTAATATTTCCAACCCTTTAAAATATTGCTGAACGTTTTTTACTTTATCTAAAAATTCATCATCAAAGAGATTCTTTTCACAAGCTACTCTATAGCAACTATCCATAAAATCCTGATCAATATTATAATCACGAACTTTATTTTTAATACGATATTCATTTATAAACTCTAAATCCTTTCCTAAAGGTTCATAGATTTTATTCCACAACTCGTAATACTTACTATACTTATCTATCAAATCTCTTGCTTCTCTAAGATTTTTATCTTCTTTGAGTTTTCTTATAGACATAGCTCTACTAAAAACCTTATTATTCTTACTCATAAAATTATCTATTGTTATTGTATTAGGTAAATCATTAAAATATTTCAAATTGGTAGGAGCAACAGTATATACTATCACACGTCCCTTCATATCTGTTCTACTTCTAGGCAAATTAATAGCAGTTGTTTCATGATAATATAAAGCTATGGTTTGTAACTTTTCTCTATTTTCATATGTTCCTACTATTTTAAGAGGCTTAACACATTGATCAATCTTATATTTTATAAGCTCTGTCCTATGCCAGCTATAATTATTACCTTGAACATAATATTCTAATAATTGCTTAGCTACAATTTTACTTCTATCTATAGTTTTACGAGCACCATAAGTGTTAGCTATCCAAGTTTTATCTACGACTACTCTATCATAAGACTTTGTTCTTTTCAACATAGCTTTAGTAATAGTATCTTGGTAAAGCTTAATCTTAGATCTCCAATTTGCTCTATCGTCCCAATCTAAATTGAGCCACTTAACATATGTTGTCAATTTTATAGAATATTTAGGTTTACGTCTTATTAAATATACGTCTTCATCATTTTCTAACTCATACCTAATATACTTACTCTTTCTAGCAACTGTATTATCTTTAACTCTGTAAACATTCTTGTCTCCATGAGTCATTAAATAAGTAACATTGTTACCTGCTTTTCTAAGACCGTGACCACCTATATAATGATCACAACTATAGTCAAAGAAAGGATAAGTAGGAATTGGCAAACGAGTTTCCTGAAAAGGTTTAAACGTAAACCAAGGTAGTTTGTCTTTAAACTTTTCTTCTGGATATAATTCAGATAAGTCAAAACTAACTCCTTCATATTCTAAAGTAGGAGAGGAATCTTCAACATCCATATAATACAATAAATCCTCAGTTTCTAATTCTTTATCGTTTTCCCACCTTTGTTCAAACTCTGCTATTAAAAGTTTAATCTTATCTCTAATAGCTTTTTTAGTTCTAGGAGTATACTTTACATCTTCTCTAGTCTGAATAATATCTAATTCACCTATTTCAAATCGTAAAGCCACAGGAAAGTCATATTCTTTAACTTCAGAAATATTATCCCAGTCAATAGGATAAGCAACTTTACCTAAACATAAATGAAGTCCTTTAAATGGAGAATTTAGATCATTCTTCATCCAATTAGTACCTCTTATTATTTTGTAATCATTTGATAAAGGCTGATCTCTTTCATAGCTAGCTGTATAACTATATCTCCTTCTTGCAGGAATCATCAACATATCTCCTCTAAAATATACATTATCAAAATAGACTAATTGCTTTTTACATTCTTCAATAAATCTTTCTTTATCGTTACTATCTTCTTTTCTATCCTCTTTGATATATATTTTAATCTCAGTCCCATTTCTTTCAGAAGTAGGATTTTGAGAAAATAAATCTAATCTAGGTTGCTTTTCTCCTTTTCTTAAGAGATAAATATATTCTATATTATTATACCTAGTTCTAATATGCACTACGTCACTATAAGACAGACCGGATTTAGAACCAATTCCAAAAGCACCTATAACATTGTTAGATTCTTCTTTAGTAGAACTTAAATAGCTACAAAATACATCTGTAACTCTTTCTTCAGATAAACCAACTCCGAAATCTTCAGTACTCCAATAATAACCAGTAGAGTCTTTAGATATAGTAACTACTACAGCATCGTCATCAAAGACATTTAATTGTCTTTTTAGAGTATTTAATTCTTGATCAGTTGATTTATGATAAATACTATATTCATTTCTTATAGCATGTAAATCATTGTTTTTTATGAACTCTGCTTCAGCATGAGCGTCAAAGGAATTACTTACATATTCTCTTACAATAGCCCCTATAGGATTCTTGTAAGGATTTTGTAATAAATCCCACAACTTATGAATATTTTCTTCGCTAATTTTAGCATCTTGACCCTTGAGAGCCATATTGGATTCATAAGCTAATTGATTATTTCTTTGTAACTTCATTTATTCTTCTTTTTAAACATTTATAAAACTCTTCTTTAGCATTTTCAATACCTATAACTTTCACTAAATCTGAAAAGTCAGTAACTTCATCATATTTAGGCATAAAAAAATGAGGGATGTGATACTTTTCTGTAAATTCTACAGATAGTTTTTCACCAGCTTTATCATTATCAAAAAGACAGATTACTTCTTTAAATCTTCGTTTATATTCGTCCATAACAGACTGCTTCATCAACACAGATTCTGACTGCAAACCAATTGCAGTAATATTCACGACATCGTGAAGACTCATTACATCTTTTAAAGATTTAGTAATGATTAAAAGATCTCCAGATTCAGGCAATTGCCTATATCCTTGGTGAACACTATAATTTGCATTATTTATCCACTTAAATCTTTTGTTATATGGTTGATAGATTTTATAAGAAATAATATTATCCTTAACTTCTTGATAAGAGTAAGCAAGTTTTTCTAATTTAACAGCTTTGCCATTATAAAAGACATAACTTATAGGAGCAACATTGTATTTAATAAGAGTTTTCTTTCTTATACCAAATTGCTTCCAATAGTTTGCATCGTGTTTATTGCACGGTCTTTTCTTAATCCCTATTTTTATTCTCTCTTTTGAGAAAGATTTTTTTATATTTTTTAATTTTTTACTTCTTTCTGCCGTAATATTTAAGTTTGCTAATCCAAAATCACAAGCTATTTTCAAAATTGCACTTTTATAACTAAGGTTAAATAACTTAGAAACAAAAACTATACAATCGCCACAGTCTTTAGTAGCAAAATCAGAAAACATCAGTATACTAGTCTTTGCTCTATGATAATATAATCCAAAAGAAGGCACATCATCTTGTCTTAGCGGACTACAAAAAAGTTTTCTTCTATTTGTAGTTATATCCTCTCCTAGATAAAAAGAGTATATATCTTCTTGATTAATTATCTTGAATAATTCTTCTTTAGCGAATTTTTCATTATAGATAATCGAATTTAAGTCTATTTTATCCATAATATAAATTAAAAAAGGGAGACATTTCTGCCTCCCTTATATAACAACAATTACCAATCGTCACCATCATTAGCTAAAGACTTAGAAGTCCCATTATCCGAAAATACTGGGTCTGCACTGTCTTCAGTTAATCTTTCCATAGCATCAATATTACCTCTTTTAAGTCTAGTGTTTTCAATAGAAACACTCATAGGCTCAATAAAAGGAACCCAAGAACGAACTTGAATATATTGTTTTACTCCCATAGTAGAACCATAGTTAGTAAAAACTCTATAGGTATTTTGACCAACTCCTTCTTTAAGAAGCTTCATAACTCCATCTAACATTGCTGTCGGATTAGGAAAATTAGGAAACTCAAACTCACTACCATAAACAGCGTGTACTAAGTGTTTAAGAATTTTACCTTGTTTCTGAATTTGTTCATCAACAGTAGCATAATCAGTAGCTTCTTTCACATACCAAAATGCAGTATTTACTTCACCTATTCCGTCATCATAAATTAGTTTATAATCAGGAGCATTATCTTTATCTTCTGCCGTTTTTCTCTTTAGAGAGATTTTTACATTTTCTACGATACCTGCCGTACCGTTGTTAAAAATTGAAACATTTGATCCTCCATTAAAGGAGTCATCATTTAAATTAATCATACTTTAAATTTTAAAAATTAATAATTATTACCATTGTTCATCTAAAGAAGGCTCTGCATCTTCAGAAATTACTTTATTTTCTACTACTACAGCTTCTTCTACTTCTTCTACCGAATTACTAGGAACTTCTGTCACTTCGTCTAAAACGACAGGTTCTTCTTTCACAATCGTTTCATTAGTATAAGAAACATACTTTAAGAAATTATTAGAACCTGCGATACCTTCTACTAAGTTAAAATGTAAATCATTTTCAACATTAGTATCCAATTCTAGGATTCTAGCAATGTACTCAAAAGTCCTCTTATCTCTTATACCATAACTTTTATTTAGTATAAAAGTAGTCGGAGTAGCAGTATCAAAAGGAGCCACTACTATTTCATTGTTAGGCATAAAACCAAAAGCAATGTTAGTATTACCCCCTACTAAGTTTAAGGCAGCAATAGCTGCTTTATTAAACTGCAATTTTCTCCCTGCTCCCTTTTTATTAAGAGCACTCATTGTAATAACAGGAGTGTTATATTTTTCTTCCTTCTTTTTATTGAGGGAAGGAACTCCCCAATGTACTTGTTCCATATTATTTATTTTTATGGTTTATAATTAAATCCCGTAATAATCTTTGATAGCATCGCTAACAAGGACTAAATCATTATCTATTGCTTCTTCCTCAAACATCTCCATAGGAGTCTTGCAAGTATTAGCTCCAGAGTTCACAGTTCTAAAGATGTGCTTATTAGCTTTTCCAGGTGCTTTTTCTATATCTGCATATAACACTATAGAACTAAAGCTTTCTGGACAGAATTTCTCTAGCTGTTTACCTTGTACACTAATTCTCTCTCTTGCAAACCCATCCTCATCATAATGGGTTTCGGGATGACAAATAGCATAGACGATGATATCGTCACGTAGCTTCTCATTGATAGTATTTATCAAGTCATATTGTGATGCTGAAAATTTACCCCACTTCTCAAAACCTTTAGCAGATCTAAAATTGGGATGCATTACAGCGTCAGTCATAATCCTCGTCCATGTATCAACGATAACATATTTTATCTTGGGATTTTTGTGTGCTTCTTTCAACTTTTCCATAACGGAAGGCATGTCAGAAGACTTTACATAATTACCTTTGCTATCATTATACTTTTCATTGAACTTTTTGAAGGGTAACGCTTTCTGGTCTGTATTAATCCAGAGCGTTTCTTCGGGGTTTAAGTTCCTACCGGAGGTAGATTTCCCCATACCTGATTTTCCAACCAGGAAACATAATTGTGCCATAAATTTTTGATTTTTTGTTGTTTAACCTCTATATAAAGATACGAAAATTAGTCATTATTTCCTATCTGAATTTGTTGTTTCTACCTTGCCATAAGCCATGATTTTCCTTATTAAATTAGGGTTGTTTTCAAGATCCTTCGCAGGAGGAAGTTCCTTAAATTTACCTACTTCGCCTAGGAAGTGCATGCCTACAACTAGACCATCCATTCCGTCTCTATTTTTTAAAATATGATTGGAACGATATCGTCTTTGTAAAAGTGTAATAGGGTATCCCCTATGCTTTTCCATACCATATTTAAATGGATGAAAAAGTGCCATAACTGTGTTAGCATCTTCTTGAGTAGCACCAGTGTCTTTAAAATCAGACAGTTGAGGTTCTTGAGAATCATTTTCCTTACGGTCCATACCCTCTATGCCTCTATTAAACTGTGAAACTACTACAGGAGAAAACTTACACATGTTTCTAAAATATACTAATATTTTAGATGCTCTATCTATTGCTTTCTTTTTATTACCCTGGTCTTCTTTATTACCTTCTATTAGACCAATATGATCTATAATAACTAAAGTAATAAGAAAAGGGTCTTTGGGAATATACTGAATAACTATGTTATCATCGTTACGTACAAAAGTACCACGAGCTTCTGCATAGTCCATCAAGTCTTTATATAAATAATTAGGGCTCATACTGCTCCTAAAAAATAAAGTTCTTTTTTGCATTTCATCAAAGTAACCTTCATAAGTATCTAAAATATCTAGTACTTTTTTAGGAACCTTATGATTCCCTTTACTATATATTTGATTTACGTTAGTTAGTATACCGTGATCTTCCCAAATCTTTCGGGCAACAAATTTAGCTAATTTTACTGTGGGCTCTATTTCTAAAGAATAGTAGATTATCTCAAGTTTGTAAAAAGAGTCATTATTTTGTAAATAATCATAAGGATGAAACACATAAGCAGAATCGACTAAAGCAGTTTTACCTGTTCCAGTTGCTCCTCCTATAGTATCATATCTTCCTTGTTGAATGTTGCAGACATGCGTAGTGAGTCTATTAAACCCCATTGTTAGTCCTACATTATATCCCTTTTTACCTCTATCAATCTCTTTTTTTAAATTATCCCATACTCTTATTTCGTTCATAAGCTTCTTGTAATTCTTGGAATGTTTGTTTATATTTTTGCTGTCCTTCTTCGTCTAAACTAGAATACCAAGGAAGAAATTGACCACCATTAATTTTAAGAACGGTTTCTTTATCCACAGACTTAGCTGCCTCTTTCAACATTTTAAATCTTTCTAGTTTACTTTCCATAGATCTACATCCTTCGTATTGTCCATAAGGACCTTCCGTGAAGATTCTAGCAAATTCCATAACCAAAGCATCCGTCCATTTAAAGGATTCGTCTTTCGCCATTTTAATTATTTTTTACGGTGATTTTATTTTTGATTTTCTCTAAACAATATATCTCTTCTAACCAGATAGCAGTTTTCGTAGCATCTTCCTGTCTTTCTATAACAGAATATAAGTTATACATTCTATCTTCTATAGCTTTGCTCAAAGCATCGTGCTCTGTTTTAGACAGTTCTATGGTATCATTACTACTCATTTTCGATAATGTTTATTCTATTTAATCTATACCAATGTCCTATTTCTAGTTTATCCTTAGTCACAATGACTTCAATATCGCCAGTTTTAGGGTTATGCATGTGATATAAATTTACTTGTAATTCTGATACTACCTGATACTTAGAACAGTTTGTAAAGATTAACAAAGCAAATAATATTAACAGAATAAATTTCTTCATCTTCCTAAGTTAGTAAATTTTGAGTTAGTTTTTAGAATTAGGTCCATTATATTTCCAAACATATTCCGGACTTCCATACTCTCCAAGAACTTTATCTTCTGTTTTTAATAGATGACCAGTATACGTTAAGTTACTGATAGCTCTTCTGACAGAAGTTAGCGGCCATTTAAGACATTCTCTTCGTATTATCTTATTTACTTGAGAAGGTGAATACTTTTTTCCTTGTTTAAAAATTTCTAAAATAACACTTTCTTGCGATAAGGAAGTATCTATTGCCTTCTTTAATTTACTACCTGTTAAATTGGTAGTATTGTGATAGTTTTTTGCCATATCTTATTTTTTTTCGTTAAAAATTCTTATTTTATCTACTAGCCATTCAAAATCAGAATGTTTTCTAGTAGCCAGTAATCTGAAAGATATTTCATCAGCCAGTTTTCTATATTTTATTTCATTTTTTCTCTCCTTTCTTTTTTTATTAAAATAAATATTATCGAAGTATTTTATTAGTGTCAGTATTATATAGTTAAAATATCCTCTCATCTTCTTTTGGTTTTAAATTGTTGTTGTATTCCAATCAGCACCTTCTTTCCCAACAGTTTGTATAAATACTTCCCATTGTTCCCACAATGCATTATTCAAAACAGTCTCCATAGCAGGAAGATACTGAAGCTTACCAACTAATCGTTGTTTAGCTACAAATGCTTCAGTAGCTTTTACAGCCATTTCATGATCTTTTTTAGTTCTAACTTTTAGAAAATACTTTTTCTCATGTTTAATAGCTAACTGACTTTCAGGATTAGCAGCCCTTAAAACTCTATTATTATGTCTTATAGGGTAGGCGTTGTAAAATTCCCAGAAGTTGACCTTATCAGATCTAACTCCTAGCAATTTCCCAACATTAGACTTACTGATTGCTGTATCTTTAAACTTAGTTTTTTCAGTCAATAAATATTTAGTAGAAATAAGGCTATCCCTTATAAGAAGAGCCTCTTTCTTTCCAAATAATTTTTCGATTTTTGTAAACTGTTTATCATACAGCAATGCTAGTAAAACATATTGATTAGGAAGTATATTATTCCTAATTAGTCTATTCACATCTATGTTCATTGTTCTAAGTATTTAGTCATACCTAATATAAAGAACATCCATAATGCAAATAAATAAAGACCATAAGCCTCTATGAATCGAATAATTTTGTTTCGCATGTTTCTTGTATTTTAAATTGATTAATAAATTCACTTAAAGTTAAATCAGTAATAAGGCTAGGATGTATATCTAATAAACGTTTACGCATCCATTTTTCTTCTTGCGTATTAGGACTATATAGATTTACAATAACAGCATGTTTACCATCCTGATATCTAACTACCCTTCCTAATTGCTGGATCATAGTACGTTTAGTCGAATTACTGCCTGCTATTATACCAATAGAACAATGAGGGACATTAAATCCCTCATTCAAAGCTTGGACAGAGCTCAAAAAACGAACCTTAGTCCTCTTATCTTTGAATCTTTTTATTACCTCAGTCTGCTCTTTCTTTTTAAGCTTACTATGAAAAGTCATAGAAATATCACCAAGCTTATCTTGGAGACTATCTGCAAATTCAGTAGTAGCACTGAATATAAGGCCATTCTTTTCAGGAAATAAATCTACAATGCTTTTGACAGCATTAATTTTGTTCGAATTATTCAAACAAACTTTCTTTCTACTTCTCATAGAGTTGTAGTAAGCAGCAGCTTGTCCAGCTAACTGTTTATTATCAGATTTAATCCATTCCTGAGCAGTACGAAAAGCTTCCGCTCCTCTGCCTAATTGTGCAGCAAAATGCTTAAAAGAATTATCAGCTTTCTTATATAATAATAATTCTTCAGATGTTAGGTTAACGGCAACGTTATACACCCTATAAGGACTTATCCAACCTTCATCTAGAGCCTCATTAACACTAATTTCATCAAACACAGATAAATACTGTAATATTATAGTATGAAAGCCATCCTCTCTTTCAAGAGTAGCTGTCAGCCCCATAATAAACTTATAAGATGCTTTTTCGAAAATCTTTCTAAAAGTATCTGCAGCATATCTATGTATTTCATCCAGTATTAAGAAATCTACATTATGTTGGTGTTTAATAGCAGTATTAATTACTAATACTTCTGCTATTTTAATTTTGCTTTTTGAAAGCTCTTGTTCCCATTGCTTTTTCAGTTCTATTGTTGGAACAATAACAAGTACTGATTTTATATTTGCTTTTTTGACCATTCCTTTAATGGCCATCAAAGCTGTAAAAGTTTTACCGAAACCAGTAGGGTATTGTGCAATACCCTTAAAATTACTAGCTCTCCACTTTCGTAAACCTTCTATCTGTCTATTTGTTCTTCCTATATTTGGCTTCATTACATTATTGGTTTATCCATCGCAACCATTTCTATATGGCTTTCCGGTAATTTATATATACTCATGAGTTCAATCATCTCAGCATTAGTCATACGAGATAATGTCCCACATCTATCAATAAGAGGAAGTTTCTCTTCCCCATCTTGTGTATCAAATACCTGGAAAAAATAACCAAGTGACCTATCAGAACCATAAACTATCTCTCTTCCGTCTACTTGTTTGATATATTTACTCATATTTATAATTTAGTAGGCCCAGGATAATTATGTAGAGGTTTTTTTCTTTTTGCTTTTCTAATGATTATTCTAGCTGATTTTCCTAAATCAGCATCATTAGGGTGCAAATCCTCCATAATAATTATCGACTTAGCCAGCATAATTAGCTCGTCATCATTCATAAAATTCAGTTTTACATTTTAAAAGTTCTCCGCATTTTTCATAATCCTCTCTGTCTTCAGATTCAAAATAATCTATTACAGATTGAATATCTTCATTATCATAAACAAAAGGATTAAAGGGAAAAAACAATACATCAAGATCAGCCTCGATAATTTCATCGATATCATACTTACCAGTAATTAACCGGTAAGCATTCAACATAGCTACATCTTCATTATATTGTGACATATCATTAGTGGGCCCAAACTTTAGTTATACAAGGTTCAGCCTTCAATTTTATTGTTTTACAAAATCTGTCACCTGCTTTCTCCATACAATTTTTAAGAAGCTCCGCCATTTCATTAGCAATAGACTTATCACATTCTAAATGTAACTCATCATGTACTACATTAGGCATTAGCACCTTAAATAATAACCCCCTCTTTTTTAATTCTCTGAAAGCATAAATGCCAGCTAGTTTAGTAATATCAGCAGAACTACCCTGTATAGGATAATTTAAAGACATTCTTTCCATGTCTCCCTTCTTCATAAAATATTCTCTAACTAGAGGTTTCAGCTCATTGTTAAAAAGATCAGTATTGCCGAGTTTTTCTTGTTTATATTTAGCCCAAAATCCTTTTTCCTGTACTGTTTTTTCCAGTCTTTTAAAGTCTTCATAAAACCATATAAAACATTTTCTCTTGCTTACTTCGTTAAACTCTATATAACCTAAATTTAAGACTTTTTGTTTCTCTTTCCTAAAATATAATGACAATCCAGGGAAAGCTTTAAAGTAGGCTTCATATACTTCTTCTCCTTTATTCAAAGGTAATGATAAATTCTGTGCTATAGTAATTCCAGTACCCCCGTAATTAATAGCAAAGCCAGCTCCTTTAGCAATTTGTCTTTTATCTTTATGTAGTTTTTTTATATCAGCCAAGCTAACATCATTTAACTCTAAAAATATTTTAGAAGCAACAAAAGAATGCATATCTCCCATACCTTTTTCATAAAAATCAAGTAAGTCTACATCTTTAGATTTGTTAGCCAATACAATTTGCTCCTGGCCACTATAATCAGATACTATTAAAGTATTTGTATTAGTATTCTGAGCAGTAAAACAATTTCTAGTCCTATCATCAGAAGGAATATTTTGCATATTAGGCTTCTGAGCAATATTCTTTTTCTTGTTTCCTTTTTGACCAGAAGATAATCTACCTGTACTCATAATTTGAGTATAGTTAGTATGTATTCTTCCACTTACAGGATTTATATAATCTAAGAAATTGTAACCATAGGTACTGACTTCTTTCTGATATTCTTTATACTTAAGATAAATTTTTACAAGCTTAAATTTCTCTTTCTGAGAAGTTAAAACCTTTTTATCTACAGAGTCTTTCATAAGACCACTAACTTTATCCTTAACTTGAGTATTTACTCCCAATCTTTTCATCAAAGGAATTACTTGTTTCTCACTATTCCAATTAATATTACAACTCACACCTTCTTCAAATAAAGTCAGCTGTTGATTAATAAACTCTGGATATGTATCACTGTTTTCTAGAATATAACCATCTAAAAGATCTTTTACTGATTTCATGTTAGCTTTATCCTCATCACATTTTTTACTCCATTTCTCTGTGTCTAGAAATACGCCACAATATTCAATATACGCCAATACAGAAACATAATAATTATCTAAAGAAACAGTCTTAACTAAATCATGTTTCTCTATCTCAACCATTTGCTTCCTTTTTATCTCATGTAAATACTTTACATCGTCAGCAGCATATTTTATTACTCTTGTACTTAAACCTTCTTTATGAATTACACCTCTTACAGTCTTATCCATTTCTTTTTTACAGTATTTATAAGTAAGAAAATCCAAAGCCCTTCTTGCTCTATCATCACCAGTAGTGAGGATGCGTTCAACAAGCATAGTATCATATATTTTAGTAGGAACTATTTTTTTATGATATAGAAATGCTAAATCAAACTTAGCATTTTGCATTAAAATCTCTCTTGTTTCCAATAAAGATTTATACAGTCTAACATCTACTGTTTTACAATCCACTACGAATTGTGTATCAGCATTGCCAAACTGCACAGAAATTAATCCTTTAGTATAAGGATCAAACCCTTCAGTTTCCGAATCAAATGCAATACTATCCCAAGAGGATAACATTTCAAGTGATTCTTTTACTGACAGTATACTATAACCAATAGGATTAAAAGCACTACGTTGGTTAGTTACTAAATAAATCATTTTAATATTAAATATGTAATTAACACAACCTGTAAAATTATACTTAGGATAGCCAATTTATAGGCTTTCCTAGCTGTTTCGCTACTTCTCATTAGTTCTTTTTTTAATGCCTCAACTTCAGTAGCTGAGGCTGCATTAATAAATTCTCTCATAATTAACAGATTTCAAAACCTCCAGACAATTTACAAAATTTACTAAATTCTTGTACGTTTTCTAAATTTAGAGGATACGATTTCTTAAAGGATGGTCTCTTACCAGATCCCTCACAATGTTTACATTCTTGTATGCTATCGTCTTCTATAACATTCCAATTTAAATCCATTGTACCTTTTAAGCTTCTTTTTCCTTTACCTTCACAAACATGACAATCTTCATCTTCTAGAGAATCTAAATGACATGTGTAATTAGTTATGTACTCTTGAACCTTACCGTTCTTAATAGCATCTTCTAAATTTAAATGCATATCTAAGGCTTTATCAACATCTATTCTGTGGCCACTGTTAAAGCTACCTTCTTCCATATCTTGAGGAGATAAAGTATCTTCACAGAAATGGCATACCAATTCCCACAAAGGCCTCCACCACCATACATTATTTCTAAAGTATGTTCCTGGATTATCCTCTCGCCATTCTTGATACTCACTGTGATAAGCATCTTTTTCCTTATCTGTTAATTTGCCATATTCTTCTCCCCAATTACTATCTACTTTTTTAAGTAATTCAGGCTTTTCTGTCTCTTTTGGTGCTATACCATATAAATCAAATCCCATAATTTTTAATTTTTTATTATTTATAAAGTTCTCTAGCTACTAAAAAACCAGTTATAAATTGAATTATACATACTATTGTTACTGTCCATATATAAATAGTTAATCCCACGTTCCCTCCAATCTCACTCCAAACTCTATTTCCCTGGACGCTTTTTCAAAATCTTCGTGTTGATAGTGATAATATAGATTTTCATATTGATCTACATCTTTCTCATAACATTGTACTCCGAAGTTTTCTGTTATCAGCTTAGCTATATGTTCGTTATCATTAGTTTTATAATCTCTACTAATTACTCTAATATATAACCCAATGTCCTCTGTTTTTACAGTAGGTAATGTTTTTGTTTTGCTATCACTCATATTCTAATTATTATATTACTATAAATACTATATCCATTTACGTTTTTTATGTAGTAACTGGACTTATATTTAAATTAACCTATTCTACGACTAAAAAAAAGAAAAAAAGGAACAGGAATACATAATAATATTCCTGTTCCATATATAATTGATTATCCACCAATCGCACTTGCAACAGCATCAGATGCAACAGAAGCACCAACAGCACTAGCTCTTTGAGTTCCCTCGAAGAAATAATGTTGAGGTTCTCCAGCTACAACAGTAGCGTTCATGAAGATATGATGACCATCTTTAGTCAAAATATATTCTCCATCAGCTCCTGCTTTCTTAGCAGTAGACTCTAAGTTAGCAACTTGCCACTCAGTACCTTCAGTTGTTTCAGTAATCTGAATGTTTAAAGGCTGACCGTCAAGACTAGGACTTAACTTATTGATTTCCATAGTATCACCTACTTCTTTCAATGAAGAAAAATCTATACCTAACTTCTCAGACGCATCGTTTGGCTCAACAGAAATCCAAGCATATCTTGGCTTTCCAGTTTGAGTAAACCTCGAATCCGAAGCATTTAACAGTCCTACAATAGACGATGGTCTAACATTAGGATTCTTTATTTTTTGTGCAAAACACAGTTGTAGCTTACCACCGTTTACTTTTCTAGCAGATGCTAACAACATTTCTCCAACTTCTAAATTTTCAATTGTTTTCATTTTATGATTTTTTAAATGATTATTTTGATTTATTTTATGCTCTTAGAAATGGGAACAGATTTATCATTACAGTATATATACATCGGATCCTACGCATCTAGCGTTTCAGTATTGTTTTATCCGTGATAATTGGTAATAGTAAAAATCTTATTGTTAACGATAAGAGCGTCGTACGTTAACTCCCAATAAGTTTAATTTTTAGGGTTTCTAAGTTGTTTTATTAATGCATATAATTTTACATTAACATTGTCCCAGTACTTCATCCAGTCTGGGTTAGTTTTTTTATTCTTTGTTTTCATATTAATAAGGTTAAAAAAGAATGGGTTACCGTTAAGGGAAAAATTTAACAGTAACCCAGTTCTTACCTATTATTGACATGATAAAGGCCATGTCACCTGTCTTTTTAGTAACCTAAATCCTTTAGGTCAACTTCGTGAAATTTTATTTGATTATTATTACTAGGATTGTCACAAGTATTATTTATTAATAAACTTCTAGTAGACTTATCATAAATATAATCAATAAACTTTACTCCTTGTTTAAAGACAACTGCTCTACTATTAAAATATATAGTATTGTCGTTTTCTTTAACTAATTCTACAGGAAAGTATATTGTTTCTCCAGGCCATTCTTGTACTAAGTAGCCATCTTCATACCACGTATGTAGTGAACCAGGTAATACATTGGTATATATGCTATCTGTACCATAATTATATGATATAGCATTAAAAGGAGCAGATACCTCTTGTGTAAAATAATTAAAGGAAATAAAGAAAAATAACACGAGAATTAGTGTTTTTTTCATAATAAAAGTTTTAAATGATGTCTAAAATATCACCTTTTTTCGAGTCCATATTATCTATCTGAGTCAACCACATACTTTTCAGTAATGTCAATTTATAATAGGAAGGATATTCTGACTTATACAACTTAATAGCAAAGTACATCTCCATAGCTGTTTCGTTTGTTGTTACAAACGGCATAGCTTTAGATAGAATATTAAATTCTCTATCTCTTTTAGGACTGTTACCTCTGTTATTTTCTTTTCTTCTAGGTCTCATTATACTGTAGATCCTTTTAGCTTTCCCTCTAAGTTAAGAATTTCTTTTGATATTCTTTTCTTATCAGTATCATTTAATGGTGTTTCAGTTGACTTACTTTTAACTCCACTTTCGATTTGTGCTTTTAATCTTTCTAAAGCACGCTTTTGGCGTTCACGCCTTTTGATTCTATTTCGCTTCATTGTTATAGTTTTATAAAGGGAGCACTACACTCCCTTTGGATTTAATAATGTCGATGACATGGATAATAATTCTTGCTTTGTTTCTTATTAATTTTACGGTTAATATAACCTTGTAAAAGTAAGAAACCAACAGAACTTATCGCTCCACCGATTAAGATATTCTTGTTTGATTGCATTAACATATTATATGTTTCTAACTTCTCACCTTGCATATAAGGTTCACGGATACCATATTGGCTTTTCCATTGAGCATCCCTGATAGTAACAGTGACCATTGCCGCAGGCAATGATGCTAATCCTACATAACCTGATAAGTTATGATGAGGTTTATAGATATAATAGTTATTGTTCTTTTGAGCGTCAGATTTTATACAAATGATCATAAATGCTATAAATAATATAGACACATAAATCCATTGTAATAAATCCCAATACCAACCCTTTTGCCTAAGTCTGTCTATGAATCTTTCCTTATTTCTCATGGCGTAGATTCATGTTGGTTATAATATTGTAAAGACAAACTACTATGAATGTCTTTTAACTCTCTTATTTCTTGTTCTAAGCTATTCTTATAAACATTGCCTATTTCTGAAGGTATATTACCTTCTGATATATCCCATAAAAGGACTTCATAAGCATCTTCACTATCATCTATAGCGAATGCGATATCTTTTAAAATACCTTTAGTTATAATTAATCCAGAATCACTTACAACTTGTACTTTAGCTGGATGATACAATTCAGCACCAATCCCTGTTTTACTAACAGTACAACTAGTAGATAAAGTAATAACACCTGTTATTACTGCTGTCCACACAAGTAGTGTAAACAAAACTTTAACCATGTCTCCATGACTAAAGAGGCTTTTTATTTTTTTCATAAGTTCTGAGGTTTATAAAATTATTGATAAGTATAATGTCCTACTATTCTAGCACTAAATAGAAAATCGTCAATATTCTGACCACTCCCTATATTATGTACTACCAAGTAACGTTTACCATCACTTGATTTTCTATCCACAACCAATCCAACATGATCTAATGTTCCCAGCTTCCAACATACGATGTCACCAGGCTTATAATCATTAGGATTTGTAGTAATAGGTAAGACTTTACCTTTTCTTTTAAAAAATACGTGCATATTTGATACTCTTCTGTGATCTATGTCAGTATTTGGTCGTTTTACCTTCCAGTACTTATCAACATTGGCTTTAATATCTAAATGCATGTCTTTTTGTAAATCTATACCAACTTTTCGATATGCTCTAATGATAACATCAGTGCATACTCCTATGTGAGGTGGTACATCCCCATTAGGATAGTCTATTTTTCTATACGAACCATCATAAACAACATAATCGTGGCTTATGAGGATACCAGCATTAGATAGTTTCTCTGAGAAACCCTGTGCTGTTGTTATTATAGTCAAACACAAGCTTAGTATAATTAGCAGTGCAGACTTCTTCATTATTTGTTTCATAATAGGTAAAAATGTTTAAACGTGTTAAAAAAAGAAAAAAAAGAAAAAGAACCCAACTACTATACTTCGTTAGGTTCTTTTCGACAGAAATGATAGCTTATATGCTACCTGATAGGCATCTTTAAGTGTTTTTATTTATCTGTACAAATATTAAGAATACAGACGCAACAAAAACAGTAATAACAGCTCCAAAGAATACAGCAACAGGCCCAAATAAAAGGGAAAGCAACTCTACTCCAGTGGCTCCTACTATCGACACAACTAGTGTTAATAGTAAGAAATTTCTAAAATTCTTTTTCATCTTAAACTGTTTCAGGATTATAGTAAATCTTAGTCAATTCAATACGATAAACATAAAAAGGAATATGTATAATAAATTCATGTTTAGATTTCTCTCCATTTCGATATGTAAACGATTCATAGCCAAAAGACAAACCAAAGGCTTTAATCTTTTCACCATAAGAGTTCCATTGTCTTTTAATACAAGTTAATTTTTTCATAATTGATAAATATTTAAGTTAATAATAGGTAAGGAAAAATTTAGGACTGTTTTTTATGATTAAACAGTCCCATTACTGTTTTTACTCTTTTTATACAGGTCAGAGTCTTAGAACCTAGGATATCTTTAGTGTATCATTGTACTGTCTGGTAATTAGAAGGTCCAGACTACCTTTAAAGAGTTTGTATAAGAAGTAAGAGTGCAGACTCCAGGATTTTACCCACTATTTTCGCTGGTGGTTACCCTACCAATGTCTTAAGCTATTGATGCTGCCGTTTGTTTTCGTTAGAGTTAATTTATTATGACTCTTACTTCTTTGCCCATAACTGAGACTTCTCTCATAATGTTATGGGACTAGTATTTTTTGTAAGTCTCACCGATTTCCTTACACACTTTCACTAATAATAGCTCGTACCACACAGGTGTGGGAAAGTTAATTTGCATTGTAAGTAACAACTTTTACTTGGTCATGTATGCCACCATTAGTGATTGTTGATCACGTCTATCATCTTTAATATTTGTTGAAGCGAGGTGCCAGGCAAAGACCTGCAGGATTTTGGGCATCCAGCTCTTTCACAAGCTGTCATCCCCCACTTCAATTCGATAAGACACAAATGGGACTATAGTGATCAATTATAGAGGCATTCGTGTCCTTTAATTTGTTACTAGTGATGAGATTCGAACTCATACTCGTGGACTTCTGTACGTAACCACGCTCCGCGTTGCTGAGCACCATTACCTAGGTAGTACTCAGTTGCCACTAGTTAATTATATCAATTAGCCAAGCTTGCCCTCTTGTTGCGTTGTTTAACGACCAGATAGCTACCAGGTCCGGCAACGTTGCCAGACACTTTTTCCTGAACTTAGATGAAATGGAGACTCATTGCACCACAATCATCCAGTGGTATGTACTTCAGTGTGCTGAACAACTTACTTGGCTAATAATTACTTATATCTGCAAGGTTCTAATCCTTGAAATGTATCCCGGTGTAGGATTTTCAATTGGTGCTATACCATACCTTTTCCTTAAGGGCTGAATTTTAATCTAATGTCCAGTGTTAGTGGATAATAGAACCGTGTCAAAGGGTAACAATGCTATTGCACAGATAATAAGTTTAAGCAGAGCAAACTCGTCAGTTTAATACTCTCAGAGGTTTAGTTAGCTAAACATGTAGTATGAACCCTACTTAGATAATAAGTTTGCAGGTCACATGGAGCTCAAGAGTGGTCTTAACACGCATTACGAGGAGCTACCTCAACTTGAATATTTATCAGAATCCTGTCTTTATAATTTCTGTTGGACCCCATGTGATTAATAAGTTTAAGCTATAAATATAATAAAAAGGAACTAATCAGCTTGTACTCCCACAAGCTAATTAGTGTTGTTAAGGCCTAGAAAAGGCTTAAGCGTTTTCGTTAACTAACCACGAGATAGTGGTGATAACTCCAAAATGATTGATGTATCTTTTCATTTCTTCACAGTATTAAAAGGTTATTGCAATAAATTCTACTGTATTGCGTCAGTATGCATACGAAAGCGTTACCTCCAAGAGGAGTTCTAGCATTACGCTAGAACTGCTTGGAAGAACCCGTCCTCATCGGCATCACCGATGAACTTAACCTGACCAGTTACATCCTGACCCGCGGTTAGCTGAGCTTCAGCATCAGCAAGGCTCACGCCTCTGTTAAGAGACATACCTCCAGTAAAGGTCTGGTCTTTCAAACCACCGAACGCAGTGGTAACTTGTTGGATACACACCCAAACTCTAGGCCCCTTAGTGCCTGTTGGCTGATCGTTCTCATAGATTTCAGACTCATACTCTGTTAAAGATTTAATTAAATATTTCATAATAATAGGATTTACACGGGGACGACGTTGCCCACGCAGAATTTAGGAAGGGTCGATGATCTTGGTACTCTCAGCGTGTGTATTCTCTTT